TCAAATCGAGTTTGGGAGACGCTTGGGAGATCGTTTGCGCCTGGGCGCTTCGAACGGGGGATAGGGACCGAACTCGCGACGGTCGACGACGACCCTCAGCGACTCCTCCCACAGCCGTTGCAGATGGGCGGCGATCGCCAGCTCCATCGACAACGTCACGTGCGAGTACGTGCCCTCGACGCCCGGGAGCTCATGCCCCATCCGCGCCTCGACAGCAACCTTAGGGTGATTCCCCTCGTCCAGCCAGACCTTCTGCGAGTGCCGCAGGCCGTGCGGAGTCAGGCCCTCGACGCCCAGCACGGGCCGGATGCCGGTGCGCGCCCTGGCTCCCCGGACGACACCGCGAGGCGCTCGCCCCGCGACGATCGGCTTCCACGTCTCCGCATACCAGTCCCCGCCGCGCAGCAGCCGGCCGCCCTTCGGCGCCGTGAACACCCACTCGCTGCCCGGCCGGGAGTCGAGCAGCTGCTGAAGGAGGACTGCAAGGAAGGGGGGCAGGATCAACCCGCGGCCGGAGTCGTACTTGTTGTCGATCTCCGTGAAGACGCCGCCCACGTACTGGCTCTGTTGCACCGAGTGCAGCCGCGCTCCGCGTTCGGTGTCCTTCAGCGTCAACTGGTCGCGGTGCACGCCGGCCAGCTCGCCGATGCGCAGCCCCGTGTAGGCGGAGGTGAGGACGATGGCGTACTCGTTCAGGCCCCGCATCTCCAGGGCGTTGCGGGCGATGAGCAACACCTGTCGCGGCGTCGCGATGGCCTTCTCGTCCTTCGGCTTCGGCTTGTACTTCCCGCGGCGGCCCGACTTGCGCGCGCTCACCGGGTTGTCGCCGCGCAGTTTCTCGGCGACCGCGTCGTCCATCATCGTGCGGAAGGTGGACATGACGGCGTCCGCGTAGTTCTTCGAGAGGGTGCCGCGCAGCTTCTTCTCCCAGGCGGCGATCGCTGTGGGGGACAGCTCTCCGATCGCCACGCCTCCCCACTGGGGGAGGATCTGGTTCTTCAGCCTGAGCCGGTATTCCTTCTCGGTGAGCGGCGCCACCTCGATCGAAGGGAGCCAGGTCTCAGCCCACGCCCCGACCGTGGTCCGGCCGTCGCGCGGATTGATGAACTGCTTGCGGCGCACGTCGACTTCGAGTCCGTGGGCGTACTGCTCGGCCGCCCGCTCGGTGTAGAAGGGCTGGCCGTTGTCGTCCCTGGAGACTGAGCCCCACTTACCGTCGGGGAGCTTGTACCGGCCTCGGTACCGCCACTTGCGCGCTCGCTTGTCGTAGCCGCGCTTCTCTCCGTGGGCCATGGATCACCTCGGGGTTCAGCCGGTGACCGCGCGGAGGGCGGTGCGGACCATCGGTCCGTCGAGCCGTTTCCAGCAGGTGATCGTTCTGTTGAAGATCTCCTGCAGCGCGAGTGCACCGTCTTCTTTGAGCAGGGACTCGTCGACGTAGACGTTGAAGTCTCCATCGTCGCAGTCCTCGACCCAGACCTGGACGCCACACGGCATCCCCGAGACTGACTCAACCCGCACAGGCATAGGTCCCCCAAGACCACTACGGGCGGCCCTCCATTGTGGTCCCGACATGAGATCACACTTGCGGACGAAGGGGGGAGGGGACGAACGCATTCAGTGGGGAAGTAGTTACGAACCGTTCGCTGCGTGCGCCGGATCCTCGGTGTCGTCGTCAGGCTGCCGGTGCAGCTTGCGCTCCGCCTTGCGCCAGGCGAGGAGGGCTTCCTGAATCTCCTCGGGCGTCGCGTCCGGTCGGCCATGGACGACGACCGTCATGCGGGCCCCGCCCGTCCCGGGCAGCTGGATGACCTGAGAGTCGATCAGGGGATCGTCGCTCTCCAGCTCGTCGACGACGCGCAGGGGAAGTTTGCTGCGCAGCCTGTCCGTGGCGGCCGGGCCGGCTGACCCGCCTCCGGGGACGGCGGCGGGGATCGGCTCGCCTCCGTCGAGGATGGCGCGCGCCGATCCTGCGCCCCAGCCGAGGTATGGCTCAATCTTGGCCACGGTCTGCGGCATGCGGCTGCGCGGTTTGCCGCTTTCGAGGTTCTGGACGCTGCCTTCGCTGACGCCGGCCAGCTCTGCGAGCTTGCCCTGTGAGAGGCCGCGCGCCTCACGTGCAGCCCTGGCAGTGGCGGCGAGCTTCGCCCACTCCAGGTTGGTCCGGTCCTCTGTCATGGCGGCCATCATGCCGCACGGTTTGGCAACACGCACCCAGGGGCTCCCCTAATTGACCAGGATTGATCGGTCTTTGGGGAGCTTTTTTGTTGCCTCGTTAGCGCCTCGTTGCGCTTGCGCCCCGTGAGTGCGCCGCCGCACGCCGTACACCACTGGCCAGAGATCACGGGTGCGGTCCCAGGGGTACACCCAAGGAATCCGGAATAACACCGAAGGAACCCGGACCAAGGCTCTTGCCATTGGCGCTCCGTTGGGTCTACGTTGTGTCTCGTGAGACCGAACGGAGCCGCAATGAAGGCCATCCGAGAGGCTCGGGGGATCAGCCTTCAGCAGCTCGCCAAGGCCATCGGCAGAGACCCCGGATACCTCTCCCGAGTCGAAAACGGCCAACAGGGAGCAGGCGACGGAACCCTCCACCTCTACGCCAAACAACTCGACGTCCCTCTGGACGCCATAACCCACAAGGAGGCCCCACGTGCCCAGGAATGACCTGGATCCCCCCACCGAGGTGACCCTCACGCTTCGGCTGGCGGAACTGACCGCAGCTCTTGAGCGCCTCGCCACCGCCCCCACCGCGGCTGAGCTGGAGCTGAAGTGCTTCACCCCCGAGGAAGCCGCCGCGATCCTCGGCAAGACCACGAACTGGGTTGTCGAAGCGATCCAGTACGGACGCGTCCCGCACACCTACGTCGGCAAGTCGCCGCGCATGACGGCCGCTCACATCCGCTGGGTGCAGGCCCAGGGAGAGCGCGTTCCCAACCGGTACGCCAAGCCCGTCGCCGCCTAGAGCGGCCAAGACCCCAACCGCCGGTTCGCACGCCGGCAGCCGGGGCCCCGCGGCCAAGCCGCGCGATCCACCCCTCACGAACCGTTGAAACGAAAGGGGCTTCACGTGAAGCCAGTATCCACGAAGCCGCAGCGGGCGACCGGACCGGTCGTCTGGGTTCTCTCTACCGGCGAAGACCACGAGGGCGGCACCGTCCTCGGCGTCTACGCCAGCAAGGAGGCCGCGAAGGGCCCGTTCTCCGAGGCCGCCCGCAGCATCCCGTTCGACCTGGATGCGGCATGGCAGGACGAGGATGGCGCGGTCCACGCCCACGGCGGCTGCGACTGGGTGTCCCTTGAGCCGCACATGGTCACCAGCCAGCTTGCCGTCGAGGCGGGGGGCTCTCGGTGAAGGCCTTCCAGTCCCCCGCACCACCCATCACGGCGGCCGACACCCCGCTGCCGGTCCTGGAGGCGGAGCTCGCCGCGGTCGCGTTCGAGCGGGCCGCCGCCCGTACCGCGTCCCCGTCGGAGCAGATCGCCTACCACCTCGACGCCTGGCTCGTCACCCACCCGGACGCCTGCGCCACGAGCGCGGACTACCCCGAATGGGCCGCCCAGTTCGCCGCCATCAAAGCCGCCCACAGCTCGACCCCGCAGGAGACCCGGTGACCGACTACCAGGAGATGGACCCGTTCTGGGTCGAGTCCCGCGCGAAGTTCCTCGCGACGAAGAGCACGAGCGCCGACCCGTCTGCGTGCGGCACCTGCCGTAGCAACGTCGCCGCTGGTGAGCCGGTCGAGCACGACGAGTGCGCCCAGCGGGCCACGCTCCTGCACGCCCCAGACCACCCGCACTACGAGATCCTCGCGGGCTTCTCCCTGGAGGAGAACGAGAAGCTTCCGGCCCGGTTCCACGTCCCGGTATTCGACGACTGCGGTGTGCCGAACGCGTGGCTGTGCGCGGTCTGCCAGGAGGAGGGGCAGGTCGTCGGCTGGCCCTGCGCCACGGCCGTCAAGTACGGCACGAAGGTGTTCACGCCGCTGCACGAGGCGGAGACGGCGCAGGAGAAGCAGGCCGCCGAGCTGGCCGCATACCGGGCCCTCGACCTCGGAGACCCTGACGGCCGCGTCTCCGCATCCTGCGACAACCCCGAGCACCCCACCTGGCTTCGCGCCCCGGACGACAACCGTGGCTGCCCCTGGTGCCGTACCGCCGAGCTGGAGAACGCCCTGACGGCCACCGGCCGGTCGCTGTCGAGCTTCATCTTCGACTCCGACGATCCCGGCGCTGACGCCTTGGGTGCCCAGTGGCTCTACCACCAGGCGATGCCGCAGGCGGACGACCCGTTCGCTCAGCCCCGCGCCTTCCGCTCCAGCGTCTTCTCCGAGGCGTCGAAGGCGGCCGAGGCGCTGGACACGCTCGGCCCCGAATTGGCTGGGCGCCCATCGGCGTATTGCGAGGGGTACTCGGACGGCGTGCGGGCCGCGGCCGAACGTCTGGAGATGCTCGCCGACCAGGCGGCCGAGGGATCCGAGGTGGCGGCATGAGCAGCTACCGAGCCAAGGTCGAAGCGGACAAGAAGGCCGGCCGGCAGGAGGCCGACACCTTCAACGCCCGCTACCCGATCGGCACTCCGGTCGTCGCGTATCCCGGCATCCGCCCGGAGCACCCGGTGGCGGTTGCCTACCGCAAGCGCGTCGAGGAAGGGCGCACCTTCGGTGACGCCGACCCGTGCACGCGGCTGGAGACCGTCACTCGCACCCCGGCCTGGATCCTCGGTCACGGCGACCCGGTCGTCTCGGTCGAGGGCTACGCGGGCGGCATCTGCCTCAGCCACGTGGACATCGCCCCCCGCACGAACACGCCTGACCGGACGAGCGTCAACGACGAGGGCCGCACGGTCACCACGATCAAGCTCAAGCGGTGCTGCAACGGCTGCGGCCAGTACCTCGGCGACGCCGACAACCGCGACGTCGACGCCCACGGCAACCTCACCGACGTCCGCCACGAGTGCCCCAACTGCCGCGACCTCGCCGAGCGGGAGGCCGCCTCGTGACCACGTTCCTCGACGGCACGGTCATCGACCTGGACCGCGTCCAGACCGCCGCCGACCGCACCGAATGGCTGTGGACCTGCGAGATCGGCGAGTCCGGCCAGCCCCTCATGCAGCGCCTCGACCAGCCCGGCCAGCCCGGAGAGACCCTGCCGCTCGACTACCTGACCCGCTGGCACGGCCCCCTCACCCCCCGCCCCCAGGCCACCACCGCCGCCCTCTACCGGCAGGTGCTCATCGGGGAGGCGGCGTGATGGCCGGCTTCTGGATCCGCATCAACCCGCAGGGCTGCGTCGACGGCTCCGTCCACGAGGAGTACGTGGGCCCGCTCGCCGAGGACGCCCACAAGGAGTTCACGCCCCGGGTGGCCGACCGACGGCGTGAGGCCGCGCAGGGATGGCGGCACGAACTCGTCGGCCGCGACGAGTGGGACCGCCGCGCCAAGCCGTGCCTGCTCAACCAGTGCAGCCACCGGAGCTACAGCGGCCGCCCGGTCGAAGACGTGCAGCTGCGCGAGGCTCCCCGGTGACCGCCCCGCCCGCGCGCCTGTCGCCGACCGCCGGGCTCCTCAACGCCCTCGCCCGCCTCTACATCCGCCGCGCCCGCCCCGTCATCGCCGCCCACCAACGCGCCCTCGACGAGGCCTGCAACCTCAACCACCGGCTCCGCACTGCCCGCGACTTCGCCGACACCGAAGCCGCCGGCTACATCGACCGCACCGGACTGGAGACGTAGATGACCCTCGGCGAACTGCTGCCCGTCCGGCTCGGCCACTTCGCCCGGACCCCGCGCACCCGGCACCGCGCCATCGACGAGGTCGACCGGCAGAAGGGCCTTCGAGCCGGCGCCGACATCCTCATCATGGGCCTCCGCGTCCAGCTCGACGACGCGGAAGCCGTCCGCGCCTGGACCGCCGCCCAGCTCGCCGAGGCGGAGGAGCTCGTCGTCAAGCTGCAGGCCGACGTGGACGACCTCACGGCCGAACGCGACTGCCTCGACGAGGAAGTCGCCGCTCTCAAGGCACGGTTCGCCGCCCAGCTGGCCGCCGAGGCCAACGCCCACCGCATCGCCGTCCCCTGCGGCTACCGCGACACCAGTGCGCTCGAGGACCAGGCCACCAGGCCGATCGACGTCAAGACGCTGTGGGACGCCCTCGGCATCCAGCCCGTCACCGACCCGGGCCGCATCCACTGACCCGCCCGGCCGGCGGATGACCGCAGGCCGTCGACCGGGCGCACAACTTCACAGACCGCCGCGTCGAGCGCCACCCCCAATGCTCCGCGGCACCCCAGGGCAGCCGCCCCACCTCCCCCCGGGGCGGCTGCCCGCCAATCACCACACCCAGAGACGGGGCCCCATGTACCTCACCCGCACCATCGGCCGCTGGCAGATCGAGTACGAGCAGCGCGCCGTCCACCTCACCCGACAACCCAAGCCCGACCCCAACTGCCGCGCCTGCCGCGGGAACGGCGGCCACGGATACGTCACCCCCGGCGGCGACGGCGACTGGATCGACTGCCACTGCCTCGACCAGCTCCGCACCTGGAGCCTCCGCCTCTGGCCCCGCCGCAACGACCACGCAGAGAGGTACCCGTTCTGATGAGCCCCCTCGCCTGCCGCCAGTGCGGCGACACCGACGGACCGTTCACCCGGGACGGCCGCTGCGAGGACTGCGAGAGCGGCGCCGCCGGATGGGTCGACGGGCTCTCCGCCGACGACTACCACGCCGACCGCACCTCGATCTCTTCCTCCGGCCTGCGCGCCCTCCTGCCGCCCGGCTGTCCCGCCCAGTTCCATTACGACCGCGACAACCCGCCCGCCCCCACCAAGACGTTCGACTTCGGACACGCCGCCCACCGCGAGATCCTCGGCGACGGCCCGGACATCGACGTCCTCGACTTCGACAACTACCTGACCAAGGACGCCAAGGAAGCCCGCGACGAGTCCCGCGCCATGGGTGCCGTCCCACTGCTCCGCCACGAGTACGAGCAGATCCAGGCCATGGCCGACGCCATCCGCCAGCACCCCATCGCCGGACCCCTGTTCGCACCCGGCACCGGCGTCGCCGAACGCTCGATGTACTGGACCGACCCAGCGACCGGCGTGCGCTGCCGCATCCGGCCCGACTGGCTGCGCCACCGCGAGGAGAACGGCCGCCTCATCGTCGTCGACGTCAAGACCGCACGGGCCGTCGACCCCGCCGCCCTCCAGCGAGCCGTCTACGAGCACGGCTACCACGCCCAAGCCGCCTTCTACCTGGCCGGCGCCAAAGCCCTCGGCCTGACCGGCGACCAGGAGCCCGCGTTCATCTTCGTCTTCCAGTCGAAGGCCCCGCCCTACCTGGTGCACCTGGTCGAACTCGACTTCCCCGCCCTCACCCTCGGCGCCGCCCGCAACGAGCGCGCCCTGCGGATCTACGCCGACTGCCAGCGCACCGGCGTCTGGCCCGGCTTCAACGACCGCATCACCTACCTGCCCCTGCCGCCCTACGCCGAGAAGCGCGACCACGAGGAGTACCTGTGAACCAGCCCGTCCCCAGCCCGTCCACCACGACGCCGGCCCGCATCGGGCAGGGCACCGCGGTCGAGCAGTCCCGCGCCGCCGCCGAAGTGCAGGCCGCGGTCGTCGTCGCCCAGCAGTGCCCCCGCAACATCCAGGCCGCCGTCGCCGAGATGCGCGAGTCCTGCAAGCAGCAGGGCCTCGCCGAGCGCGCGTTCTTCCGCTACAGCCGCGGCGGCTCCACCGTCACCGGCGCATCCGTCCACCTGGCCCGTGAACTCGCGCGGGTCTGGGGCAACGTCCAGTACGGACTCGTCGAGATGCGCCGCGACGACGACTACGGCCAGTCCGAGATGCAGGCCTTCGCCTGGGACGTGCAGACCAACTCGCGTAACTCCTCCACGTTCATCGTCCCGCACCGCCGCGACACGAAGAACGGCACGAAGCAGCTCACCGACATGCGGGACATCTACGAGAACAACGCCAACAACGGCGCCCGCCGCGTCCGTGAGTCGATCTTCGCGATCCTCCCGCCCTGGTTCGTCGAGGAGGCGAAGGAGCTGTGCAACCAGACGCTGCGGGACGGCGGCGGCAAGCCGCTCGCCCAGCGCGTCGCCGACGCCATCAAGACGTTCGAGGGCATCGGCATCACCGCGGACCGTATCGAGGGCCGCCTCGACCGGCCGTCGGCGAAGTGGACCGAGCACGACGTCGCCCAGCTGATCGTCATCTACAAGTCGATCCAGCGCGGCGAGGTCACGGCCGAGGAGGAGTTCCCGGCGCCCCGCGTCACCGCGGACGAACTGACCGGCGGTAAGCCCGCCACCCCCACCGAGTAGCAGCCCAGGGTGCCGCCCGCACCCGTAATGCGGGCGGCCTCCTGAACTCACCGAGGAGACCACGATGACACAGCTCCAGTTCCCCGAGCCCGTCCCGGGCGCGATTAGCCCGGCCGCGGGCGAGACCGCCAAGGCCGACGGCATAGCCCGCGCCGCCGCGAACACCCCGCCCGACTGGGCGACCGCCTGCCGCGCCGCCATCGAACTGATGGCCCGCCGCGGCACCCCGTTCCAGGCCGCCGACCTCATCGCCGAAGGCCTCGTCGACGAACCCGACAGCCCCGCCCGGTGGGGCGCCGCGTTCATGGCCGCCGCGAAAGCGGGCGTGATCGAGCACGCCGGAGTCGTCCAGTCCACCCGCGCCACCGTCCACCGCAGCCTCTGCCGCCAGTGGACCGGCACCGCAGCACACCGCGGAGCCGCCGCGTGATCACCCACCTCGCCCTCGGCTGGATCGCCGTCACCGTGATCGTCGCCCCGACCGCCGCCGTCCTCGTCGCCGCGGCCCTGTGGACCTACCGGCGGATCCGCGTCCGCCTCGCCGTTCGCCGCCTCATCCGCGACGTGCAGCTGTACGTCCACCGGCCCATGCTCCGCCCCCTCTTCGACACCCACGACCAGCCCCGGAAGGAGACGCCGTGACCCACCGCCCATCTCCGCCCCACGGCAGCGAAGCCCGCTACCAGGGCAGTAAGACCCGCCGCCCCTGCCGGTGCCGCAAGTGCATCGACGGATGGACCCGCGCCGGCCAGAAGCGACTCCTCGCCCGGCTCGCAGGCCGACCCGCCACCGTTCCCGCCGCCCCCATCACCCGCCACATCAACCAGCTGTACGCCGACAACATGACGACCGGCCAGATCGCCGCCGCCGCCGGAGTCGACTCCTCCACCATCCGCAACCACGGCACAGGACAGTTCCCCACCATCCGGCGCACCACCGCCGAAAAGATCCTCGCCGTCCAAGCCGGCCACGCCCCCACCGAAGGCCGGGTTTCCGTCCTTGGCGCGACCCGGCGGTGCCGAGCCCTCTACACCCTCGGCCACACCCCCCAGGCCATCGCCGACGCCTCGCCCGGCCTTCACCTGCGCACCGTCGAATACATCGTCCGCGGCGCCCGGCAGAACATCACCGTCGCGACCCACAACGCCGTCCGCGACGCCTACAAGGTGCTCTCCCAGAAGGCCGGCACTAGCGCCACCGCCAAGGCCCGGGCGAAGAAGGAACGCTGGCCGGGGCCACTCGCCTGGGCAGACATCGACGACCCCCACTGCCAGCCGGAGACAGAGCGTAAGCGCGACGACAAGCCCGGCAGTCGGCGCAAGGTCTACGCCGACCCGGCCCGCGTCGCCGCCCTCACTGCTGCAGGCCGGACCGCAGAGCAGATCGCCAACGAACTCGGCTGCCACAAGCGGACCGTCGTCCGCGCCCGCAGCCGGGCCGAGATGGCGGTGGCCGCGTGACCGCCACCCAGAGGCGCAACCTGATCGCCGAACTCGACCAGCAGGGCCTGTCTGCCGCGGCCATCGCCTCGCAGCTCGGCTGCTCCCAGCGCACCGTCCACCGCGCGCGCAGCAAGAGGCGGGCCGCGGGCGACACCTGGACGTGGACGGCGCCCGAGCCCGACGAAGCGGCCATCGAACGGGCCGCCGCCGGAGACCCGCCCGCAGAACTCACCTGGGTCGAGCGGCGGGCCGCGATCGAGCAGTGCGAACGGTGGGGCCTGCCCGTCCGGGTCATCGCAGCCCGGGTCGGGTGCACCACCGAAACCGTCTACTACGCCCGCCGCCGGGCCGCCGCATGAACGGCCACCGCATCGGTGCCGGACAGCGCGAGCGCCTCTACGTCTCCACCACCGCCACCTACGACGAGACCGCCGACCTCGACTACATCGCCATCGAGTACGCCCTCAATGGCGAGCCGGTGAAGCTCACCCCCGCCGAGAAGATCCACACGGCGCGCATCCTCGACGGCCGCGGCTTCAGCCTGACGGCCATCGGCGAACGCATCGGTTCGGACACTTCCACCATCCAGGGCTGGAAGGACAACGGCTGGAAGCCCGGCGGGAAGCACCCCAAGACCCGCGCGCGAACACCCCGGCCCGAGCCTGTCTGCGGCGAGCCCCGCATGTACCGACGCCACCTCAAGGCCGGCGAGACCTGCGACGTCTGCCGGGCCGCCAACGCGGCCGCCGACCGCCGCTACCGCCTTACCGGCAGCCGAGCCGCCGCGTGACCGCCTGCTGCCGGCCGCGCGCCGGACCCTGACCCGCCGGCCCCGACCCATCCACCCACACCACGCCAGTCGAAAGAAGACGAACCCATGGCACGTGGCCACGGCCGGATCCTCACCAGCATCTGGGAGGACTCCGACTTCCTGACGCTCGACGAGAGGGAACAGCGCCTCTACCTGTTCCTGATCTCGCAGCCCAACCTGAATCACGCCGGGCTGCTGCCGCTCACCCTTCGACGCTGGTCCCGCAAGGCGAACGGGCTGACCTCGGCCGAACTGGAGAAGAGGCTCCAGGCCCTCGAGGAGACCCGCTTCATCGTCGTCGACGACGACACCGAGGAACTCCTCATCCGCTCCTTCGTCCGCAACGACGGCGTGTGGCGCATGCCCAAGGTCATGGGCGCGATGGTGTCCGGCGCGCTGGAGATCTCCTCGCGCCGGCTCCAGGCCGCCCTACTCGCCGAGATGGACCGCATCCCCCTCGACGAACTCAGCAGTGACCCGACCAAGATGAAGGGGCAGGACGGTCCCTCGATCCGGCAGCAAGTCGCCGCCCACATCGCGACCCTCCGCAAGGCCTTCGGCACCCCCGAACCCGACCCTTCCCGAGGGGGTTCGGGAACCCCCTCGGGAACCCCCTCCGATACCCCTGACGAAGGGGATGCCGAAGGACCTCCGAAACCCTCTACGCGCGGGCGTGCGGGCGCATCACGCGCGCATTCCCCTGCCCCTGCCCCTACCCCTGCCCCTATCCCCTGCCCCATACAAGACGGGGTGGCTGAGGCAGACGGCCAAGCCGAGCTGATCGTCATCGAGGATTCCGACTTCGTCGGCGCGACAGAAGAAGCACCCGAAGAGCCCCGGTTCATCGGAGCCGACACGATCGTCGGCGAGTGGCTCGAGCGCTGCGCCAAGCGACCCCCGGGCACCGTCATCGGCCGCGTCGGCAAGCAGATCAAGAAACTCATCGACGACGAGATCGAAGCCGACGACATTCGCCGCGGCCTCGCCCGCTGGATGGCCAAGGGCGCCGACCCCTCCTCGATCCCCAGCTTCGTCAACGAAGCCATGAACGCCGCCCCCGGCGGGAGCAACGTCATCGCCCTCGCTTCAGGCCAACCACTGCCCGGCACCGACACCACGGTGTCCGGCTGGGCCGCCGTCGCCGCCGCCCTCGACACCGGAGACACCGCATGAACCCGAAGGAAGCCGCCGAACTCCTCGGCCACTGCTCGGCGTTCGACAACCGCAAGCCGTCCACCGCCGCAGCCATGGCCTGGGCCGCCGCCCTGCACGACGTGCCGCTGGACACCGACGCCAAGGCCGCCGTCGCCGCCTACTACACGACACCGCCGAAGGACCCGGACGGGAAGCTGTGGATCCTGCCCCACCACGTCCGCACCCTCCGCAGCAAGATCCGGTCCGCGCGGTTGGAGAACTTCCAGTACGAGCCCGTCGGCGACGAGACCCCCGAAGAGTTCATCGCCCGCTACCGCGGACAAGTCCAAGCCATCGCCTCTGGCCGTGTCCCGGCGCCGTCCGGCCGGCTCGCGCTGGAAGGCGGCCCGAAGAAGCAGTTCATGGAGGAGCTGGAGGCCCGCGGTTGGGAAGGCAACCGGAGGGTCCCGGACTCCGACGAGGAAGCCGCCGCTGCCGAGTTGATCGACACGGTGCGCCGTACCGGCCCGCTCGGCGTCGAATGCCCCGCATGTCACGCCGCCCTGGGGCGTCCCTGCAAGACGCCTGGCGGCAACGACCGGCAGCCGCTCGGCAAACCCCGCCTCAAGCCGCACAGCGCCCGTCTGCGGGCCGCTGAGGGCGTACCGGAAGCCACGGCCGAGGAGCTCGCCGCGCAGGAGCAGCGGATCCGGCAGATGTCCGCCGCACACCTCGCCCGCGAAACCGCCGACGTTCCCGACGCCGAGATCGTCGAGGACACCCCGTGAACGGCAACCCGCCCGCCTGGCAGGTCCGCTGCCCGTGGTGTGGCGCCCCGCCCGGATCCCGCTGCACCAGCCCCCGCGGCCGACGCCTCCACATCGACACCCACGACGCACGCACCACCGCCTGGAACACCCGCACCAAGGAGCCCGAGTGACCGCCCCCGCCACCTGCGCCTGCGGCCGGCCCCTCCGTGACCCCGTCTCGGTCGCCCGCGGACTCGGCCCCGTCTGCCACCGCCGCCTCAACGGACCACCCCCGACCGTCCGCACACCGGCCGCCGAGATCAGTCCCGGACAAACCGCACTCGAACTCCAACCCCTGCAACCCACCCTCTGGAGCGTCTGATGCCCACACGAATCCAACGCCGCCGAACCGCAGGCTGGCGGTCACCCGAAGGCGCCGTCTACGTCGGCCGCCCCACCCGCTTCGGCAACCCGGCCCGCATCATCCCCGCCGGCGACCACCGCAACGGCCTCCTCGTCCAGTGGGGCACCAACGGCGGCGTCATCGGCACCTGGCCCGCCGACGGCCACGACGCCCGCCGATACGCCACCGAGCTCTACCAGTCGTGGATCAACCAGCCCGAACAGGCCGCCACCCGGACCCTGTTCCGCGCCCTCCTCCACGGCCGCGACCTCACCTGCTGGTGCCCCCTCCCCGAACCCGGCCAGCCCGACCACTGCCACGCCGCCGTCCTCCTGAAGATCGCCAACGAGGAGACCCAACCGTGAAGATCCGCGCCGACATCGCCGCCCTCATCCGCGAAGGCCACACCAACCAGTCCATCGCTCACCGCCTGCACTGCCACCCGGACACCGTGGCGAAGGCCCGCCGCGCCCTGCGCTACCCACCCGCCGACCGCCTCCAACGGCTGTACGCCGAAGCCGTCCCCACCGGCCGCGTCAAGGACTACCGACCCCAACGCATGCCCACCAGCCCCGCACAAGCCGCCGCCAACAGAGCCCGCCTCGACGCCGCCCTCCGCGAAACCACCACCCCCGCCACCTGACCCCACCACCCGAAGGACACCACCGTGAACACCGACCGCCCCTACACCGACGACGACCTCCGCACCGAAGCCGCCCGCCAACTCTCCGCACACCGTGGCCGCCAGCACCCCAACGCCACCTTCGCCGCGATGCTCGACGCCCACATCGACAGCACACGTGCCGAGGAGGGCGACGGCGGACTCACGTGGGACGAGGCGCTCGAATGCCGCGACCTCGATGCGCCGGCTACGGCGATCCATGCGCTGATCGAGGGCGCGGCCGACGTGTCCGAGTGGGCCGTCAATCTCGGCGCCGACGGACTGGAGCCCGACGGACACACCTTCCAGCTCGGCGCGCAGGGCACCGGCGACGACGACCCCGAGATGCCGTTCGTGCGCATGCACTTCGCCTTCCACCCCGACGCGACCGCGGACGAGCGGGACCGCTTCGTCATGCAACTCACGAAGATCATCGCGGCCAACCTCTGACGCCTGCCGCCACCACCCCAACCAGCCCCCAGCCAAATCACTACTTACCCGGGAGTCAGTAATGACCGACCAGCACACACCCCTCACCACCCAGCAGCTCGACGAGATCGAAGCCCGCGCCGCGCGCCTGTACGAGCGCACTGCCACCATCGACCCCAACGCGCATCCCGACTTCGGTCAGCTCACCGACACCGACGTGCCCGCGCTCGTCGCCGACCTCCGCCGCTCCCGCGCCGAGCTGGCTGCGGGCCGCGCGCTCGCCGCCGACGCCACCGAATACCGCATCCACGTCCCCGAGGACGGCGGCACGACCCTCCTGGTCCGCCGTCAGGCATCCGCCCACGGCGCGGGATGGGCCGTCTCCACCATGGCGCCCGGCGGTGGCCGCGCGTGGACCACCGAGGGATGGCAGGAGTCCATCAGCGCTCTCAGCGTCGACCGCCTCTTCTGCTGGCCCGACCCGGCTGTCGCGGCAGCCGAAGCGCGCCAGGCCCTCGCCGCCGCTTCTGCCGTGTCTGGTGCGGCCGACAGCAGGCAGGCATGAACGACCGCGCCCGCCGCCGCACCATCATCTGCGCCTGCTGCGGCCAGACCGCCGCCCACCGAGGCCGCGGATACTGCGTCGCCTGCTACACCCGCTGGGTCTACCACGGCCGCCCCGCCACCGGAGCACCCAAGCCCGGCGAGATCGCGCCCAAGCCGCGCGCCAAAGCCGACCGGGTCATCCCCGCCTTCTGCACCCACGGCCACCGCCTCAACACCGAAAACCTGCGCTTCACCCCCGACGGCGTCCGCTACTGCCGCGCCTGCCGGTACGTCAACGAAAAGACGTACAACGAAAAGCAGTTCACGTACCGGCACAACGGCCACGACGTCATCCCCACCGTCGACGGCCGCCGCTACTGCCGCACCTGCAACCGCGGCGAGCACGACATCGACGAGATGGCCATCGAGCGCACCGCCTCCGGCGACCGGCCCAGACGAGTCAGGGCTGCCGAGCTGGAAGCGGCCGTGATCCAGCTCCGCTTGTACGGGCTGACCTACGAGCTGATAGCTGCCCGCGCCAAGTGCAGCCTTCGGCATGCGTGGTGGATCTGCGAACGGAACGGGCTGACGAAGTCGCGGAAGGAGCGTGTCTCGTGAGCCGGCATGAGCAGATGTGCCCGCACTGCCGCGGCAAGCAGGCCGGGGCCGGGGCCGGGGCCGGGCCCGCGGTGGTGGAGGAGCAGGTGATCGTCCTGCCCGACCAGCCGACTCCGATCCGCGTGCACCAGCCGGGCCGGCCGCCGTTCGACTGCACGCTCCACCCCGACGGCCGACTGACGTGGACCCGGCCGAGCGGCGAGGTGCTGACCAACCTGTTCACGCTCGCCGACATGCGGGAGCAGGGCTGGGCGACTGCGCACATCGAGTTCGACCCGCCGCGGCTCGTCGAGGATCCGCAGTCGGAACCGGCTGCCGAGGCCGTGCAGGAAGCCCTCATCGCATGACCACCCACGCAGGACCGACCGGCCGCGGGCTATGCGGCCGGCCGGCCGGCCCACCTTACGGAGGACCCGTGAACCACACCACCAACCCGACCGCCGTCATCTACGACGCCCTCGAAGGGCTGCAGGGCACTACGTACCATCTGCCGCCGGGGACGCGGCAGGCCGTCGCCGAGCACCTGGCCCGCGTGCTGCCCGCGGTCTCGCCGTCTGCTGTCGTGTCCGCCGACCGGGCCACGCTGCTGCTGTGGGCCGCCGACCAGATCGACGCCGAGACCCGGCAGGCGAAGGCCTATGGCGTGCTGGAGCCGGACAAGTTCCGCCCGTGCCGCGACGCCTCGGCGCAGCTGCGCGCCCTGGCTGGCTGCGCCTCGTGCGAGGTCGGCATCGAGCACGACGTGCACTGCCCGACGCCCGAGTCCCACGGCTGGGGCTGCGGCTGTCTGACGGACGGAAGCCATGTGGCCGCCGAGGAACAGCCCGCCGAGACGCAGGCGGAACACGTCTGCAAGCCGGGCGCGGGAATGTACTTCTGCCCGACCAGCGGCAAGACCGAGTCCACCTGCCACGGCGGCTTCGACGTCTGCTGCGACCGGCCCGAGCTCCACAAGCCCGCCGAGACGCCGGCCTCCACCGCGCCGCTCGCCGCCGGGCTCCCGCTCGTCAAGGGCCGCTGCCCTGCCTGCGGGCGGGCGAGCTTGTTCCTCGGGAATGGCGGCTACGTCACGTGCTCGGTGATCGAGTGCGCGGAGCCGGATGCGGCCAGCACGCTGCTGGAGCCCGCCGAGCCGTGGCTGACCGACTCGGCGCGGATCGGCCGGGCGCTGATCTGGTCGTGGTCCGACGTCGGCAAGGGCGCGTTCGGTGAGGGCTACCGGGCAGCGCAGGCGGAAGCGCGGGCGCTTCTTGGGGGTGGGCGCGGCACGGAGCAGCAGCGGCCCGCCGTCAGGGAGCAGCCCGACACCCAGACACGGGAGGCGCGGCTCGTCGAACTCTTCGTCCGCTACCGCGTCCAGCTCCGCGACAACGACACCGCCGACTGGAAGCCGAGCCACCCCAGCCTCGACTTCGAGGACCGCGAGGACGCAGACGAGAGCGCCGCCATGGGCCGCGAGTACTTCCCCAGCCGCGAGTACCGGGTCGTCACCCGCACCACCACGATCACCGAACAGCCGTGACCGTCCTGCCTGTCTGCCTCCCGGCCGGGATCGCCGCCTGCATGGTCGCGGCCGGGGTGGGGCGGAACAGGCCCGAGAAAGCCCCTGACGGCCCCTAGGAGCCACGAACACGGTTCGCGGGTCCCGAGGAGCCGGAAGACGCAGAACGGCGCTCAGAGCCTCAACCCTGAAAGGAAGCCCCATGGGAATGTCCACAGACGCGATCCTCGCCTACGGCTACGACCTCGGCGGCGGAGACGGTTGGAAGATCAACGGCCTCGGCGAGTACGGCGAACTGCCCACCCTCGACTGGTACGACCCCGAGAGCGACGAAGACTTCGAGGAAGCCATCGAACGCCGCCTCCTCGCCCAGATCGCGAACTTCACCGAAACCGACTGGCGTGTCGACGGCTACCGCGCCCGCAAGAACGCAGCCGAAGCGCAGCTCGGCGTGAAGCTCGTCAGCCACTGCTCCTCCGAGTACCCGATGTGGGTACTGGCCGCCCACTCCACGACCGCCTGGCGCGGCAGCCCGCACCTCTTCGACCCCGCCGAACTCGGCACCGTCCCGCCCGACTGGGACGACAAGCTCCGCGCCGCTCTCGCTGCTCTTGGTGTCACGCCCACTCAGGAGCGCCCGCAGTGGGTCCTCTGCTCCGACTGGGGCTGACCCCCGCCTGACCCTGCCCCACGGCCGCCCCCACCCGGGGCGGCCCCCAACCAGGAGACCACTGTGACCGTCAGCCCGCTGATCATCCTCCTCGCCGGATCCCGCGAACTCCCCGAACCCGGCATCGTCCCCGGCACCCTCGCCGACATCGCCCTCAACATCGCCGAAGGGCCCGTCATCGTCCGCCACGGCGCATGCCCCGGCGAACGCTCCGCCGACCAGGCCGCCGCCGACTGGATCCGCGAGTACGGCACCCGCTACGGCATCACCGAAGACCCCATGCCGGCCGACTGGGACCACTGCGCACCCGACTGCCCGCCCGCACCAGGCCACCGGCGACGCAAAGCCTCCGGCGACACCGCACACCCGGGCCTGCTGCCCGACTACTGCCCGACCGCCGGGCCCCGCCGCAACGGCCTCATGGTCGCCAAGCTGCCACGTCCCGACTGGATGGTCGCCTTCCCCGCCCCGACTGGCCCGTCCTACGGCACCCGCAACTGCATGCGTCAAGCCAGCGACGCGGGCCTCGCGATCTACGTCATTACCGCCTGAGCCGCACGCCCGACCCGAAAGGCCAGCCGTGACACCCGCCGACGAACTCCGAGCAGCAGCGAAGAAGATCCGCGACCTGACCGCCGAGACCACCGGAGCGCCTTGGGCTACCTCCTGGAGCGAGCAGCAGTACGAGGTCAAGAGCCCATCCGGTATCGACCCGATCGCTGAGTGGACTTACGCCATCGCCACATGGGAGCCGGAGGCCAGCGAGCAGCGCGCCGAATGCGACACCGCCGACGCCGACTGGATCGCCACCATGCACCCCGGCATCGGAACCGCCCTCGCCGACTGGCTTGAGTCCGCCGCCCGCGACGCCCGCGAGATCGGCCCCGACCCCCACGCCCTCGTTGTCGCCCGCGCGGTCCTCGGCACCCCGGACGGCCAGCCGTGACCGCCGAGCACTGGGCCACCGAGGAAATCCCCGGCTGGGCCTGGGACGACGAACCCCCCAACGAACCCGACGAACCCCGCATCCACACCGTCGACGTACCCCCGGAGTACCTGTGACCCGCCGCCCCACCGCCCGAGAACTCCTCACCCCCGAATCGGAGCGCCTTCTCGCCGGCCCGTTCGCCGGCCAAGTCCGGGCCGCCGTCATCGAACGCGCCCTGCGCCGCCTCGCCGCCGCTGACGAGAAAGCAACCAGGCAAGCCGGGAGGCGGCCGTGAGGAGCCCCAGTCAGCCCGGCCAGCCCCTCAGCGACGGCCAGCTCGCAGCGCTCCGCCTCGCCGCATCCGGCTACACCAGCCGCCAGATCGCCCACCGCCTCGGCACCACCGAGCAGGGCGTCCACCTGCGGCTCAAGGAAGTCTGCGTCCGCCTCGAAGCACGGTCCCGCACCCACGCCGTCGCCATCGCACTCCACCGGCGCCTCATCCGCTTCGACGAACTCGAACTCGACCAGCCAGCCCGCGCCGCCTGACCCACCGCCCCGCCCGCACGCCCGCACCAAGGAGCCCCGCCGTGAACGCCTGCACCGTCTGCCACAGCGACTTCTACGAGGACGAACTCGGCCACCAGGCTTGCCGACCCTGCACCGAGCGCGTCGATGCCGCTCTCCGGGCGCTCGCCGGCGCCGACGGCCTCTACTCGCGCCTCTCCGACAGCCTCCGCCCCGGCAGCAGCAGCGGCGGGCCCGTCGTCTCCGGCAGCCGTGAAGCACCCACGCCGGTGCGGATGGGCCCGCTGTCGCTCGCGGCCCGCGGCGGCGTCGTCACCATCCTGCAGACGTGGCTCGTCGACTGGCACGAGGCGCTCGCCTACCGGCACCCCCGCTGGAGCGGCGACCTTCAGCAGCAGTGCGACCAGGTCGTCAACCGGCTGCGGGTCCTGCTGCCCTGGGCGGCCGAAGCGCACCCCGCGTTCGAAGAGTTCGCGCTCGAGGTCTACCAGCTGCGCCGGCAGTGCGAGGCGGCCACCGGCGGCGAGCGGCCGGCCCGACGGTTCGGCGTCATCTGCGAATGCGGCACCATCCTGCGGATCACGCTGGAGAGCCCCGGCAAGAAGTGCGACGCCTGCGGAGCCCAGTACGCGCTGCAGGAACTGCGCAAGCTGCCCATGGCGGAGAGGCGGGCCGCATGACCGAGCACGCCACCAGCCGCCTCCCCATCGCCACCTCCACCGACGGGCAGGCCTACCTCGCCGCCGACGCCGTCGTCGAACTGCTGCGGGCCATCGCCGCATCCTGCCGGATGCTCGCCGACGACCCGGACTACAGCCTCGACGCCGTCGCCATCGCCATCGAGATGGAAGCCGACAACCTGGACTGCCGGGCCATCGAACGGACGAGATGACCACAGCCGCTCGCGAACAGGAGGGCGCGTAGGACGTCGGACAGGGCCATCCCGGTACTCGGATCGCCGATATCGAATCTGCAATAGCGGTACCGGACCGATACCGCTGAAGCGATAGTCTCGGGAGGGTAGTACTACCCTCCGGGAGGCCGGGATGAGCGAGCAGCCGTGGACCATCGAGTCGATCCGTGACGCCCTCGGCAACCCTGACCTCGCCCAACGCTTCCTCGGCGAGATCAACCGTGCGCCGGCGCACGAACTCCTACAGGTCTTCACCAAATGGCAGGGCATCGCGCAGCGCACCCTCGATGCCGTGCGGCGCGGTCAAGAGATCGCTGCAGCCGAAGCCCGAGGCGAAGAACCGCCCGGCCAATGGATCGACGTCACCGAGCGCGTTCTTGCGGAAGCTGCGCGAAACCGCGCCCAAGGCGCCGCCTGACCTGGCAGGGTGAGAGCCGTGTACCGGCTCCTCTGCGACGAACCGCTCCTGGCCATCTGGGACAGCCTCCCCAATGACGCCAGCACGCAGCTCACCGCCGCACTCTCCGACGTCTGCCACGAGCCCTACATCGAGACCGAGCCCTACGGCATCGACGACGGCATCCACCGCATCCTCGTCCGACCACTCGTGACAGCCATCCTCACCGTGAACGACGATCAGCGGACCGTGCGGATCTACAGCATCGAATACCGGCACTGAACGCACGGAAGGGCCCCTCGACCGACGCGGTCGAGGGGCCCTTCGCTTCGTTCAGGTGGCGGGCTGGTTGGAGCCCGGGCAGGTGCGGCCATCCGGCCCCTGATGGATCGTTGTCGGCTGACCCTTCGCTGAGCCCACGATCGCACCACACGACGGACAGTTTCCGGCCATCAGGCCCGGATCGAAGCGGGCGCCACGGCGAGCTGGTAAACACTCCATGCGAGACCTCCAGTAGCGGTGCCGCCAGAGTGCTCCGCGCAACGGGGTACGCAAAGGGCGCGACCGGTCAAACGTGGCGCACGAACGCGCGCTCCCCGTTGTGGAAGAACACCGTCAGGCCCGGATCGCTCTTGCCGCGGGCCGTCCACACGTCGATCTGCTTCGTGTCCGGAGCCTCAGCCGAGCCGATCACACCGCCCAGCCAGGCATCCGGCGCAGCCGTCACCGGAGCGCTGGTCCAGGCTGCCGGCTGGCCGTGCACAGGAGGCGTGGGCGTATCGTGCTTGGCCCCCTCAGCCAGCTGCCCGATCACCTGCCAACGGTGCTCCTTGCCCGCCACCGTCGCAGCCAGCGCGTAGGGGTACGGACCACCGTCCAAGATCTCCACCCGCTGGACATCCGGGGTGTTTTTCAGCAGGTCAACGAGGTGATCGCGGAAATCCGCGGGGCGCATGGGTGGATCCTTTCGGTGGTGGCGAGGCCAGTCTACGAGGGCTGAGGTGAGAGGGAAGAGAAAGCGCAGGAGGGAACGGCGAGGCGGCCGGGGCGGCCCCCAGCCGGGATGGTCGGGGGCCGCTAGAGAGCACCGTCAGGCGCTGAGCTGGGTCTGGCCTCCGGGGCTAGTGGTTTGCCTTTACGGAGCCGACCCAGGCTGCAGAGACGTCGCGCCCGGCCGAGTCGAAGATCCGCAGGTTCCCGTGAGCGATCTCATGGAGCAGTGCCAGGGCACTGAGAGGCCTCGCGTCGACCACGGCGCATGCAGGGCACTCAGTCTCGACCGCTGGCTTCTCGATCGGCGGTTCGAACTGCAGCGTCTGCGCGAACTCGCGCACGTCGTCCAGGTTGAGCGATGCGAAGTACTCACCCTGCTTGGCACCTGTCGTGCGCTCGCTCCGCTCAGAACAGAACTTGATCAGCCGTCGCTCGTTCATACGCGCGTTGACGTGGGGCTCAGACGTCCAAAACCGAGTTGCCTCCATACCCAGTTGACGCGCTGAGCGGATGTGGGCCTGGAGGCGGCGCCGTGGCTGGCTCGTGTAGCCGACCTTCACGGCATCGAAGCTGTACTCGACGATGTAGATGACTTCACCCGATTCGGGCAGTTCGGCCAATTCGTCCCGCATGCGATGCTCCCTGCTCAGTGTGTGGTCAGATCTCGGTTGTGGTGAACGGCGGGGGCAACTCCGGGAGGTCCACGTCGAAGGCCTGCGCGATCAGGTAGCGCGCCATCGTGTCGTGCTCCAGCTGGCTGCGTCCGGCGGGCATCGCCAGGTACGTCTCGCCACTCTTGCGCTGGACGACGGCGCCGAAGAACGAGCGGTCGGCGATCGAGGAGTCGAAGATTTCGACACCCGCTTCAGCGAGGAGGGCCTCGAGAGGCGAGTCGAGGACTTGGGCAGCGGAGAGTGCAGGCGGTACGCTCATGGGCAGAGCTCCAATCTCACAGGATTGAGTTGCTGATCGGCGGGTGGCGACCCGCTGGTTCTTCGGCCGGACGGTGGCAACCGTCCGGCCGTTTTCGCGCGGCCCCGGGCATACGTGACCCGGCTTCGATGTGCGCACTGTCACATCGCGACTACGAAGAACCGTAGCGCTCTAGAGCAATCAAAGCCACCCCCTGTCCAAATCCCCCTCGGAACACTCATTGACCAGCGCAGATGTAGAGCGGGTAGCGTTGCTCTAGATGACCCGTCCCGAAGGAGAGCCTGTGTCACCCAAGTCCGGCGAGCCGCACAAGTACCGAGGGATCGCCAGCGACCTGCGTGATCGCATCAAGGCGGGCGAGTTCGAGAGCGAGAAGCGGCAACTGCCGTCCGAGCGCAAACTGGCCGATCGGTACACCGCCTCGCAAATGACCGTTCGCCAGGCCCTCGGCGTGCTGCGCGATGAGGGGCTGATCGAGTCGCGCGTCGGCTCCGGCTGGTTTGTCGCTGAGTGGCGACCGATCGTGCGAAACGCTCTTGAGCGCCTCTCTGCCACGCAGTGGGGTGAGGGGCGCTCGATGTGGGATGTCGACATCGACGACCGGCGCCTCGAAGTGGTCGGGCGGACCGAGGTCGAGCTGATCAATTCTCCCGAGGATGTTGCTCGCGCCCTCGACATGGACGTGGCTGCCCGCGTGTGGAAGCGAAACCGGCGCTACGCCGTCGACGGTGAGATCGTCATGCGGGCGACCTCGTACATCCCTGACGACCTGGCGCACGACACGCGGATCACTGAGAGCGACTCGGGGCCCGGTGGCACGTATGCACGGCTGCGCGAGGCTGGCCATGGGCCGGTGCGGTTCCGTGAGCAGCTGCGCTGCCGACTGGCGACGCCGGCTGAGGTGGATGACCTCCGTCTTGCTGCTGGCGCTCCGGTGATCGAGCAGCATCGGTCTGCGATGCGCGCCGACGGGCGCGTCGTCGAGGTCAACCGAATGGTTCTGGACGCGTCGAGGTTCCTTCTGGTGTACGACTTCCCTGCCTGACCTGCCGACTTCCTGCCCTCACCCCTCGGGGTGGGGGCTTTTCGCTGTCTTGGATTCGACCACTCTGCTCTAGAGCTATTGATTGCTCTGTAGCACTCTGCTTCTATGGAGTCGTCCACCCCAGTCGACCGCAGGGGAGCACCTAGTGACGCCTGTCTCCGTCGCCCCTACGGGCGACTTCCTCGCCACCGGAGAGGTCGCCATCCGTATCGGCAGCACTCCGCAGCACGTGCGTGAGCTGATCAAGTCCGGCCGCCTCGAAGCGATCGACATCGCCAAGGGCAGCGGCCGACCCCGGTTCCGCGTTTCCGAGGCCGCGCTCGCCGTCTTCCTCGACAGCGCCGCCGTCCGCACCGTCGCCATGCCTGCCACGGAGGTGGCTTGAGATGACCACCGCGACCCCGACCTCCTTCCGCCCCGCGGCGACGCAGCCGGGCCTGTCGGCCGCCGACCGCACGGCTCACGACCTCGCCACGTTCGTCCGGCGTCCGCTGGCCGTCGACGACCACGGCAAGACGAAGGAGCCGTTGCCTCAGCGGCCCCGCGGCCCGCACCCGTACCGGACGGCGGTGGCGTCGTGAACGAGCGGGAGCGCGTGCAGCTGCTGCAGGCGAAGGCGCAGCAGCTGGTGGCCGATCTTCCCGCGTGGGACGGCGAGTCCCCGGCGGTGCTGGTCACGGTCACCGACCCGGTGACACGGCGTCGCCTGGGCCACTGGTTCGTGCCGGCCGCCACTGCGCCTCAGCCCCGTCCCCGCCTGCGTCTGGTGGAGGCGTCGTGACCGATCAGACGTACCTCCGACGCTGGCAGCGTGCCGCCTACCAGGCGCTCGGCGAGTTCCTGATGGCCGACGGTTTGCCCGCCGTCACGTGGACGATCCCCATCTCCGGGGCGCTGGTCGCCGACGTCGACTCGCTGACGTCGACGCCGGACGAGCAGCGGGCCGCGTTCGCCGCCTGGGCCCGCCACCTGAACGCCGACGTCATGCCGGAGCGGACCGCCTCCGGCGGCACGGTCCACCTGTACGCGAAGTTCTCGTGGCGCGGCGAGCGCGTCCGCACCACGGTTCGCGGCGCCATCCGCGCCTCCATCTACCCGCCGATGGAGGACGAACGGTGACCGACGACCAGCGCGCCGAGCTGCTGCGCAAGGTCCGCGAGGCCAATAAGCGGTCCGAGGACCGCCCGAAGTAACCCAAAGCCGCCGGGCTGGCAGTCCGACAATCCCCCCGTCCTGCCAGCCCGGCACCCAACCTCCCACCACGCCTGAAAGGCACCGCCATGTCCCTGACCCTGATCACCTCCGCGCCGTCGTCGGACGCCGCCTACCGCACCAGCCTGATCCGTCAGTACCTGGCCGCGGCCGACTGGACGGTCGAGCTGCACCTCCTCGCGGAGGCCTCCGACTACGACCGGGCCAACCCGGGCGCGCCGTCGCTGACGGACGAGCTCGTCGGCTCCCGTCTCCCGGCCGCCGCCTGATGGGCGCCGAGTTCACGCCCGAGGCCCGCGCCCACGCCGACCAGGCGGTGGCCGCGATCGAGGCGGGGGACTGGGCGGCGGCCGAGGAGCACCTGAACGCCGTCGCCGACAGCTCCCCGGCCGACCGGATCGTCCTCGGGGCCGTCATCCACGAGACCCGCCAGCAGACCCGCTGACCCCACAGACCGCCGGGCGCGGAACCCCAACCACCCCGTCACCGCGCCCGGCCCCCCCCGGAAGGAACCCCGCCATGCGGCTCCCCGCCTGGATGAAGGGCCACCACGGCCCGCACCGGATCCGTGACCGCCAGCCCGACATGTGGAACGGCAAGCCCCTTCCGCAGCGGGAAATCACCCACACCAACCTCAACTACCGGCTCTACGACGGCCGCACCGGCGAGCTCCTCAGCTTCAACTCCACCAACAGCCTCGACTCCCTCGTCACCGACGTCCTGCGCACCCAGCAGGAGCACCCGGGCGCCCGCATCGTCGCCGTCGAGTACGACGGCCCCGCCTTCCCCACCGGAGCTGACCAGCTGCCCGATCCGCCGGTCACGCACCGGCGGTGAGGGGAACCGCGCCAGCGCTTCCACCACCCACCGAAGGGAGCCCGCCATGGGCCTGTTCAAGAGCCTCCACACCAGCACCGAGGACCTCCGCGCCGAAGCCGAGGGGGTGAAGAAGTGCATCGCCGCCGAGGAGAAGCTCGACGCCGTTCGGCCGCCGAGCTCCCACATGTACGCCGACACCAACATGGCCAGCTACCAGCACAGGCTCAAGGAGATCAACGAGGAGCTGAAGAACCGCTCCTGACGCCCGCGCTGACCAGCTGCCCGCCGGGCCCGTCTCGCACGGGCCCGGTTGAGGGGAGCCGGGACAGCCCCGGCCATCCGAATCGAGGAGAGCACATGGCATTCAGCCCCGCAGCAAAGCGCCACATCGACGCCGCCACCGAGGCCAAGGCTCGCGGTGACCGTCGAGAGATGTTCAGCCAGCTCTCGAAGCTCGTCCTGACCGGCACCGATGAGGACGCAGCACGAGTGGCGATCGCGGCCGTCACCGCCGCGAACAAGCGCAGCTGACCGGCTGTCCGCGGCGCCCGGCCCGCCCGGGCGCCAAGGAGAACTGGCGCAGCACCACCCCACCATCCCGCCTCGACCCGAGTGAGGTCGTCATGATCCGCAAGCTCCGTTGGCCGCTCGTTGTCCTCTTCCTGCTGATCGTCGGCACCTGGCCGGCCGCCGCCACCCCCGTCGTGCTCGTCGGCGTCGGCGCGGCCACGCTCCTGACCGCGATCCCCGGCCCCGCCCTGCTCCTGCTCGCCGCCATCGCTGTCTGGCGGACGCACCGGCCCGCCCCCGCCCGCACCGCCTGACACCCCGAGAGGACTGATCACCCGTGAGCAGCTGGTTCGAGGAGCGTCGCGCCGACAAGGTCGCCGACGCCCAGCAGCGGCGCGAGGACCGCGCGTTCGAGTCCGAGCTGCGCCGCAAGGAAGCGCGCGAGGCGAAGAAGGAACGCCGCGAGGACGAGGCGCAGCAGCGCCGCGACCGCGCGGCCCGCCGCCAGGCCCGCGCCGCCCGCCGGGAGAAGACCTTCACCCCCGGCAACGTGTACCGCAAGGGCACGCTCGCGCTCGTCGCCGCGTCCGCCCTGGCGTCGCTGCCGGCGCAGGTCGCGCACTTCGTGAAGATCAGCGTGATGCTGCTGCCGCTGCCGTTCGCCCTCGAAGGCGCCGCCTGGGTGATGGCCGCCGGCGTCGCCTACGCCGACGAGCGGAAGCTGCCCGCCTGGGTGCGGTGGCTCCTGCGGGCCCTGTCCATGGGCGCGGCCGGCTACGCGGCCAGCATCAACTACACCTACGGCGCCGAGACCAACGCGTCCGTCGCGTGGGGGCTGGCCGGCGTCACCGTGATGGGCCCGGCTGTCTTCGAAATCCGGCAATGGGTGTCCACCCTGTCCGCGTCCGTCGTCGATCCGAAGAAGCGGGCCGAGGAGAAGGCGCGCGCCCGGCACGAGAAGAGGCGCCGCAAGGACCACGGGGACGTCGTCGGCCTGGCGAAGCAACTGGTGTCCGCGGCCCCCTACGGCACGCTGTCGTTCGAGAACGCTTTCGCGGCCGCGTGGGAAATCAAGTACGGCACCCGGACGCCCGGCATGACCCCGGCCCTGCACGGCGAGAAGCTCGCGTCGAGCAAGGCCTACGCCGCCGCGATGGACGCCGCGAACGGTTCCCCAGTGAGCACTCGCGGCCGCCTCTTGGAGCTGCTCCACCCGGCTCCCGTGCAGCGGTTCGAGACGCCGAAAAAATCGCAGGTCGTAAGCGATCTATCCCCCTCCGTGAACAAGGCGCCGGAGAAGGCCTCGAAGGGGCCCCGGAAGCCGCCTCCGCCGCACCGCCGCACCAAGGGCGACAGCGTCCCCTTCGGCGACGTCGCGAAGAAGCAGCACAGCCACGAAGCCCGGACCCGCCTCGCCGTCAACGGCCACCACCACTAAGGACCCGTCATGGCCACCCCGCTGACCGACGATGAGCGCCCGATGCTGTCGCTCGTCCCGCCGCCCGCCGTGACGCCCGTCTTCAAGGACGAGGCGGCCACCCGGAAGCCGGCCGCCTCCATCCGCGTGATCGCCGAACGCACCAACCGGGTCGCCCAGCTGGCCCTGCTGCCGCACACTGTCCGCGGCTACCGGGAGCTCGGCCGCCGCTGGCTCACCCGCTTCTACGACGACTACCCGCAGATGATCGCCTCGACCGACCGGGCCATCCGCGACGCCGCCGGCGACGTCGACCGGGAAGCCCGCCTCAAGGCCCAGCGCGCCGGGCTGCGGGCCGAGTACAAGCGGCACCGCCTCACCTTCACCGGCAAGTCCGCCGGCGTGGCCGCGGCCGTCACCGGGGGCGGCATGTTCGGACTCGCCACCGGCAGCCTGTGGCTCGACCTGGCCGCCGCCGCGAGCGCCTGGGGACTCGGCGCCTTCCATGGCCGCGACCGCAGCCAGCCCGGCGCGGACAAGGTGCTCGGCCTGGTCGCCGACGAGACGGTCCGCAGCCACGGATCCGTCACGCTCGACGACCTTCCCGAAGGTGCGAAGCCGTTCCCGATCCGCCGCGCCGAGACGCCGCAGCAGGCTGCGATGTGCGTGCTCCTCGCGATGGTCGCCGAGAACGTACCGGTCGTCGAAGTGTGGGACGTGGAGCGGCAGCCGTGGGGCTGGCAGTGCAAGGTCCGCGTCTCCGAAGGCACCCCAGAGGTGATCATTGCCAAGGCTGGCGGCCTGGAGACCCGGTTTGACCTGCCCACCAACGGCGTCCGGCCGCAGCCCATGGTCGAGCGCCGGGCCTGCGCCATCCTCCGCCTCGTCGAGGGCGACCCGTTCGCCACCGCCCCAGGCATGCCCTACCGGGCGCCGAAGTCCCTGTCGATCACCGACCGATTCCGCATCGGGACCTCGGTCGGCGGTGACCCGCTGGACATCTCGCTGGCCGGCGTCATGGGCCTGTGGGTTGCCGCGTCCGGCGGCGGCAAGACCGGCATCTTGCAAGCACTCGCCGAGGGCACCACCGCATGCCGCGACAACATCACCATCGATCTCGACCCGCACGGCGACGGGCTCGAAGACCTCGGCGAGTGCGTCCGCCTCACCGCCCGCACCAACGAGCAGATCGAAGCCGTCCTGCTGTTCTTCCTCGTCATGTCCAAGGCTCGGGCCCGACTCCGTAAGAAGCTCGGCATGGGCAAGAAGTGGATCGCCAGCGCCGAACACCCGGCCGTCACGATCTTCTTCGACGAGTTCCCCAAGGCGACCGAGCTGGCGAAGAGGCTGGCGTTCGACCTGCTGCTGGTGGGTCGCAAGGAGCTGATCGAGCTCGAGATCGCGTCCCAGGGTGGCCAGAAGGCCTACCTGGGGGAGAACTTCGCCCAGATGGTCGCCCTCAAGGCCGTCGGCCCGTGCAAGGTTGGCGACACCCGCGCCTTGTTCGGCGACGGAGCCGTCGCGGAGGGCTGGCTGCCGCACAAGCTGTCCCCGGCCACCGACACCGACCCCAAGGATGCCGGCCACATCTTCATCCAGGGCGTTCCCGGCATGGCGGACGAGCCGATCGAGTACAAGGTGCACGAGACGCCCGCCGCGGCACTGCGGAAGCTCGCCAAGGAGCGCAGGGACGCCGGCTTCGTCGAGCCCGACCAGATCAGCCTCGAAGCGATGCGCGGCGTCGACCTGCCCGAGTACGTCGAGGCGGAGTACGACAAGGACGGCGACATCAAGAAGCCGGCCCCGGTCGAGCTGCTCACGTGGGACCAGCTGCTGAAGCTGTGTGACGCCGCGCCGACGGTGCGCGCGCAGCTGGCCGCCGGGCCTGCGCGCGCGGTCGTCGAGGACGCGGTCGCTGTCATGGAGAAGGCGGGCGTCGACCGGATGAAGACCGAGGCGCTCCTGCTGGCCCTGCGCGACTTCGAGACCGCCTATATGGGGTGGACCGTCGACGAGGTGAAGGCCCGTCTGAAGGAGGGCGGCGCCGGATCCCCGGAGACGCTCGGCCGGATCGGTGACGAGCAGAACCCGCGGGGCTACAAGCTCGCCAAGCTGACCGCCCTGTTGTGACCGTTACGCGAAGAATGCACCCCTGATCAGGACCTGCTCAGCCCTGATCAGGCCGCAAAACCGCAGGTCACAGCCGCTCACGCTACTGCTCACGACCTGCTCACCGACTGCTCTGAGCGCCCCCTGATCAGACTCTAGAGCAGCCCTGACCTGCGCAAACGCCCGCTGAGCAGACCTGATCAGCGGGAACAAATCACCGCAAACCAGAAACGGAGCCTCACCCATGCCCAAGTCCTGGAAGCCCGGCGACGCGAAGCGGTTCGCCCGCGAGGTCAAGCTCGGCAAGCCCTACTACGTCGTCCTGAAGGTCGCCCGCAACATCGCCCCCTACGAGGACCCCTACCTCGCCTCCACCCACGTCTTCACCAGCCGGCTGCCCTTCACCGGCAGCCCGTGCACCGAGTCCGGCTACAGCGCCGTCGACCTCTGCCGCCTCGCCGGGCCCGTCTATGACGCGCCGCCCGCCGGTGTCCGCAACGTCGCCGCCCCCGCCCCGCAGGTCGCCGGCCCGCTCCCGAAGGGCTACGAGGCCGTCCTCGACGAGGCGGAGATCCGCGGCCTGGAGAAGCAGGTCCGCGACAGCTCCGACCCGAAGACCCGCCGTCGCCTCGGCGGCTGGCGCGTCTGACCCCGTCCGAACCAGATCGAACAGGAGATCATCCGATGGCCGCAGCACAGTACAAGCACCAGTCCGTGAAGGACTACGTCGCCGCGAAGAGGCGGGGCGACCGCGCCACCACCGACCGCATCGTCCGCGAGGTCACCGCCCGCTTCGACACCCGCACCACCGATGGAAGCGAAGCCGCCGAGCTCCTCGACGCCACCATGGCCGTCCGCTTCGGCGAAGACCTGTAGCTCCGCCGGGGCGCCCCTCGAATGCCTGGAAGCGACCAGGGGCGCCCCGCCCACCCTGCCCGAACCAGACCGAACAGGAGATCACCATCATGGCATCACGCATGACGGACCAGCAGTGGGAGGCCCGGAACGGCGCCCTCTCCCCGGGCGAAGCGACCGCCAAGGGACTGTGCTGGCAGTGCACCGGCAACGGCGTCCTCTACACCGCGTTCGGCGGCGTCCAGCGGGTCGTGCCCTGCAAGGAGTGCCGCGGGAACGGCGAGGCCAGCCGGTGACCACCGCAGTCCTGTCCCCCGCCGCGGCGCCAGCCCTCGACTTCGAGACCCGGCTCGCCCTCGCCGAGGCCGCCATGAACGTGCGCCTCGCCAACGCCTCCGCCGCCATCGAGGTCAACGCCGCCCATATCCCCATCGACCCCATCCCGCACGTCGACGCCGCCCCCCTTCGCACCCCTGCCATCGCGCCGTGCCCCTACCCGACGCCCGTAGCCGCCACCCTGTGGCGGGCCCGCAACCACCTGCAGAACAACGGCTGGTGCGCCGGAGCGCTCCGCGACGAACAGGGCGCCGTCTGCCTCATGGGAGCCATCCGGGCCGCCGCCAGCGCCGGGGCTGCCGACGACGCCGTCACCGTCCTCTTCGAAGCGATTCGCCGCGACTTCCCGGACGCGACCTCCGTGCCCGCATGGAACGACCAGCGCGCCACCCTCCACCTCGCCGACCGATACCTCGACCGCGCCGCCGAACTCGCCCACGCCCGCAACCTCTAAGGAGACCCATGCCCAAGCCCACCCCCGAACAGATCCGCGAAGCCGGCCGCCAGCTCCAGCGCGGCGGAATCCTCGGCCGCGGCAGCAAGAAGGCCGCCGACAAGCTCGTCGAGCAGGCCAAGAAAGCCGGATTCGACGAACAGGAGATCGCCTTTCAGATCCTCGGTGCCGCCGCCGAATGCGAGCCCCGCCGCTGGGCGCGGTGAAGACCTACCACTGGTCGGCAGTTGTCGGCGACGGCAAGCACAATGATGGCGAAGCCGCCGGAACCGTCCGCGCCTCATCCGAGGCCGAAGCCCGCACCCTCATCGCCGACTGGGTCCGCCAGGACAGCGCCCGCAAGGGGCGCGACTGGTTTGCCACCACCGATGACACCGTCACTGACCATGAGGTCGAGGAGGAACCGTGCGGCGAGGGCATGTGCCAGTGCTCCTGCGTGGGCCTTCTGCGCCCGTGCGGCTGCGACTGCTGGCGCTGTCCGTACTGCCAACAGCTCCCCGAGGACTGCGGGTGCGAGGACGACTGCTAGCACCTACTTGCTAGTTGATCGCTCAAACTGTAACCTCCGGAATCGATGGTGGAACACCCGTCGCAAGCGCATCCCGAACCCCCGCCGTGAGCATCCCGGCGAGGGTTCTCGCATACCGGGAGGTGGCATGCCGACCTTCCCCAACCCCGAGCTGCACGCGCTGTATCAGCGCGACCTCGGCGACATCTGGGAAGCCGCGCGGGCGGCCGGCGTGAAACCCGGCACCATCCGCGTCTGGGAGAGCAGAGGGAAGATCGAGCGCGTCCGCCTCGAAGGCGGTCAGCCGCTCTACCACCTGCCGACTGTCGAGGCCGCCGCACAGGTCAAGCCCGGTCGTCCATCCCGCGCCGCCTGATCGTCCCGTCGTCCCTGCCACCCCGTCGTGGACGGCGGGACTCCCCGTCTGGAGGCTGCGATGCCCGATGAGTACGTGCTGCGGCTGGAGGCCTCCGGCGAGGTAACCCCGGCCCAGCCCGAACCCGACGCCATCGACCCGGAGCCTGAGGAGGCTGAGCAGTGACCGCAGGACTCGCCCCCAGCCTGGTGTCCGGCTGGCTCAACACGCTCCGCACGACCGGCAACGGCGGCGCCGCTTACAGCGCGGTCGCCGGGACGTTCGTCCAGCTGCACACCGGCGACCCGGGCGCGGCCGGTACCGCCAACGTCAGCGTCGGTTCGACGACCCGCAACAGCTTCGTCTTCTCGTCCTCGTCGTCGGGATCGGCGCTGTCGCTGGGCACGCCGCCGTCGGCGTGGACGAACGGCGGCACGTCGGAGACGCTCACTCATATCTCCGTGTGGACGGCGTCGAGCGCTGGGACGTTTCTGTTCTCGGTCGCCCTGACCGCGTCGAAGGCCTGGGCGTCCGCGGACACCTTCACCCTGTCCACGCTCGGGGTAGCGCTCACTCCGCAATCCGCGTAGCGGCCTGGAGGCGTCGCCATGACGACCTTCACCGACGACTTCAACCGGGCCAACTCCACCAGCCTCGGTGCCAGCTGGGTCGAGGTCTCCGGCGACTGGTCGATCGTCTCCAGCCAGTTGAGCCCCGGCTCGGCGGGCGGCACGATCATCCTGCGCGCTGCCGGGGCGATGGCCACCAACGACCACTACGCGCAGGTCACGATCGCCGCCACGGGGGCGGTCAGCCACGGCGTGTGGTGCCGCGGCAACTCGAACATCAGCCAGGGCTACCTGTGGAGGAATGACGGGTCGAACTGGACCCTGTTCAGCGTCGTCGGTGGCAGCTTCACCAGCATCGGCAGCTACGCCGTGGCCGCCGCGCCGGGCGACGTCGCGAAGATTCAGGCCGTCGGCAGCACCATCAAAGGCTTCGTCAACGGCATCCAGAGAGTCTCGGTCACCGACACCAATGTGCCCACTGGGACCAGCGTCGGCCTGCGCTCCGAGTCGTCATCTGCGATCAAGTTCGACGACTTCGCCGCGGGGGACGTCACCTCCGGCACCACGGGCGACGCGGCCCTCTCGGGCAGCGCCACGCTGTCCGCGGCCGGTGCGCGCAGTACTGCGGGAGCCTCTGCGCTCACCGCGACCGCCAGCCTGGCCACCTCCGGCCAGCGAGCCGCAGCAGGTGCCGCAGCGCTGACTGTTACGGCCGGCCTCACTGCAGACGGAGTCCGGGCCGCCAGCGGCGACACGAGCCTGACCGCCACCGCCGCCCTCACGGCAGGCGGCACCCGCACCACAACCGGGACTGCCGCACTGGCCGCGTCGGCGAGCCTCGCCGCAGACGGCGTCCGGAGCGCGTCGAGCGACGCAGGCCTCGCCGCCTCAGCCGACCTGGCCGCCGCAGGCGCGGTCGGCGCCAGCGCGGGCGTAGCGCTCGCCGCCGAAGCAGACCTCACAGCCACCGGGCAGAGGGCCGCATCCGCCGACGGGGCGCTCGCGGCCGAAGCGAGCCTCGCAGCGACCGGACTGCGCGGCGCCTCGACCACCGCCGGCCTGGACGCGACCGCCAGCCTGACCGCGCAAGGGCAGGCCGGCTACAGCGGGACCGCCGCCCTGACCGCGACGGCCACGCTCACCGCCGAAGGGACGACCGGCGCGCCGCCCGTGCTCGGCACCGCCACCCTCACTGCCAGGGCGGGACTCGCCGCCGCCGGTGTCCGGACGGCGGCGGTAGGGGTCACGCTGGACGCTGCTGCGGTGCTCGCGGCGGCAGGGACGGCAGCGACCGCAGGATCTGCGGCGTTCGCCGCCACGGCCGCGCTCACCGCCAGCGGCGCCGTACTCGGATCCCACGACGACGTTGACGTCACCATCGGCGCCCCCTACAGCCCGTGGAGGGCAGGGCAGCCGCACGCGGCCGCCTGGACCGTGCAGGCCCCGCACCCGAGCGGCTGGGAGGTGGGTGCACCGTGCTGATCCCCGCCTCCTCGACGGAGTACCTGCACATCCCCGTCACCGCCCCGGCCGGGGTCGACCTCACCGGCGCGCCCGTACAGATCGCCATCGTGCTCCACGCCGACAACCCGACCGACGCCGAGTGGCACGACGCCGAATGGGCCGACGGCGAAGCCCGGTTGCTCGTCGGGCCCGACGGCGGAGCGCTCGCCCTCACCCGCGGCACCTACCGGGTGTGGATCGCCGTCGACCCGCCCGGAGCCGAGAACATCACCCGCCAAGCCGGCACGTTGAGAATCACCTAGGAGAGCCCGCGCCATGGACGATCTCCTCGTCATCATCCCGACCCGCGGACGGCCCGACAGCGTCCCCGCCATCCTCGACTGCTGGCGGAACACCGGAGCCACCGCCGACCTCCTGTTCGCCGTCGACGACGACGACCCGATGCTCGCCGGCTACCGCGAGCACATGGAGCAGATCAACCAGCCGGGGATCCACTGGGTGACCGGGCCGCGGCTCCGACTGTGCGGCACGCTCAACGAGGCCGCCGTCGCCATGGCTGCCTGCTATCGGTTCCTCGCCTTCATGGGAGACGACCACCGGCCCCGCACGGCCGGCTGGGACGAGCGCTTCCGCGTCTGCCTCTCCGGCGGGCCCGGCGTCGTCTACGGCAACGACCTCCTCATGGGCGAGCAGATGCCCACCGCGGCCGCCATGACGAGCGACATCGTGCAGACCCTCGGCTACATGGCGCCGCCGTCCCTCGTGCACCTCTGCCTCGACCTGGTCTGGCTCGACTGGGGCCGCGGTATGGAGCGGATCACCTACCTCGGCGACGTGGTCATCGAGCACATGCACCCGGCGAACGGCAAAGCCGCCATGGACGCCGGCTATCAGGAGTGCAACAGCTCCGAGCAGGCCACGGCCGACGCCACCGCCTACTACGCCTACCGCGACGAAGGCGGTCTCGAAGCCGACCTCGCCAAGCTGCGAGCCCTGGTGGAGGAGGTGGCATGAGCGCCGACGACGTCATCTCAGCCTGGGACCAGGCCGACCCCGACGCCATCCACCCCACCCGCAGCGTCTCCGAAGAGGCCTACTGGGCGTCCGGCGAAGCACAGGCCAAGCTGCTGGCGGCTGTCATTCCCGCCGGGGCGAAGCTGATCGACTTCGGGTGCGGTGACGGGCGCGTCGCCATCCCCATGGCCGATCTCGGCTACGAGGTGACCGCCGTCGACGCGTCTCAGCGGATGCTCGACCGGCTTGCCGACTGCGCCCCGGCCATGACCACCGTGCACGCCGCAGCCGACGGGCTCGCCGCTCACCTGGGCCGGCGCCGCATGGACGCCGTGTACAGCCTGGCCGTCCTCATCCACCACAGCTACGACGACTGCCTCACGATCGTCGGCAAGCTGCGGGCCGCGACCAAGCTCGGCGGGATCCTCGTCCTCGACTGGCCCGTCTCCGACCGGCCGGCCGAAGCGGCCAGCTGGATCGGCGTCACCACCTGGTCCGCCGAGCAGCAGACCGAAGCCTGCAAGCGGATCGGCCTGGAGCCCGTCGACAGCGGGCTGCCGTGGGGCGTCTACCGGGCCGTGAAGGCGAGCAGCTGATGCGCGTCCTCCTCACGGGCGCGTCCGGCTTCGTCGGCCGCCACCTGCACCGTGCACTCCTCGACCGGGGCGACGACGTCCTCGGGCTCGACCTAGCGGGGACGGTGTTCGTCCGGCAAGGCGATGCCCTCGACTTCTTCCGCACCGATGACACCCGCTACGACCTCGCGATCCACTGCGCGGCCATCGTCGGCGGTCGGGCCAGCATCGACGGATCCCCGCTCGGCGTCGCCACCAACCTGGCACTCGACGCCTGGTACATGCGCTGGCTGGTCCGCACTGGCACCCCGCGAGCCGTGTACTTCTCCAGCTCCGCTGCCTACCCGGTCGCCCTCCAGCAGCCCGGCGACGTGCGCAAGCTGTACGAAGAGGACATCGACCCCCGGTTCCCGGAAGAGCCCGACGCCACCTACGGCTGGGCCAAGCTGACGGGGGAGAAGCTCGCCGCCTATGCGGCCGCTGAGGGCTGCCGGATCCTGATCCCGCGGCCGTTCTCCGGATACGGCGAGGACCAGGACGAGGCGTACCCGTTCCCGGCGTTCGTCGCCCGGGCCAAGCGGCGCGACGACCCCTTCGAGATATGGGGGAGCGGCGACTCCACGCGGGACTGGATCCACATCGACGACCTCGTCGGCGCGGTCCTGGCCGGCCTGGACGCTGACGTGACCGGCCCGGTCAACCTCGGCTGGGGCAGGGCCACCTCGTTCGACGACCTCGCCCGCATCGTCTGCGCCGGAGCCGGATACCGGCCTCAGCTCAAGCACCGCACCGACGCGCCCCGCGGCGTACACCACCGGGTGTGCGACCCGGGACGGATGCTCGGCTTCTACGCTCCACAGGTCACCCTCGAAGAGGGCGTCAGGCGGGCTCTCGCGTCGTGAGCGGCGGCTGGCAGGGCTCGGATCGCAAGGCCCGGCTGCCATCGAACTGGCGGCAGATCCGGGCCCGGATCCTCGCCCGTGATCCGGTCTGCAAGGTCTGCGGGGTGCGGCCGTCGACGCACTGCGACCACATCGAAGCCAAGACCGACGCTCATGTGGACGACAGGCTGCAAGGCGTGTGCGGCCCCTGCCACGACCAGAAGAGCAGCCGGGAAGGGAACGACGCCCGGCGCGCCAACCCCCGGCCCGGACGGGCCCGGCCGCCCGAACAGCACCCCGGACTGAGGTGACCGTGCCCGCCTACCTCATCGTCCACCCCCGCGATCAGAAGCGGGACGACGTCCTCATCGAAGACTCAGCCCTCGCCCTCCACTTCGAGGCAGGCTGGGCGATCCTCTCCGATGCGGACGGCGTATGCGTGGCCATCCCCTGCGGGCAAGGGGCGTCCATCCAGCGGGTAGACGACACCCAGGAGCCCGCGCCGCAGGAAGGGTGATCACTGTGGCAGCACGAGGACGAGGAAGCCGCAGCCAGCGAGGCAACGCCGCAACGCTGCGCAGGTACTGGAGTACCGGAGCCGGCGGAGCCAAGATCAGGTGGAACACGCCAGGCGACTGGACCAGGTGTACACGCCAGCTGCACAAGTACATGGGAGCCAGGGCCAAGGGCTACTGCCAGCTCCTCCACATCCGCAACACCGGGGTGGGCACGGGCAGCAGGGCCAACGTGGGCAGGCGGAGCAGGTAGGCAGCCGGACGCGGCACCCAGGAGGCAGGCATGGCAGGCACCTGCACGCTGCACGTCCAGTGTCCCGAGTGCGACGTCGTCGTACCGATCGCGGTGCGAGCTGAGCTTGCACGCGTGAGCGATCACCAGCAGACGATCAGCCTCGAACCCGACCTGACCGAGCTGTGGGCTCACGCTTGGACCCACGAAGCTCAGGTTGATCAAGGTTAGATGATCAGGAAATCCATGATCATCATGACCATGATCACCTGGGGGGGTTACCTTGATCATGATCTTTTTGGGATCGGGACCGTATAGCACCTGAAAATCTGTACGGGTTCCCTAGGCCTCCGGCCTGCAATAACGCGCCGCGCGATCAAGGTCCGCCCTGGTGGCGGGCCCGGCCGGCGCATCTCACCTGCCCCCCGCGCCCTGGTGGCGCGCCTGACCCTGGAGGTCGACATGGGCGCACACGGACCTATCCCGAAGCGCAGCGAGGAGCGCCGGCGCCGCAACAAGGACGACGGGCCGAAGCTGACCCAGGCCCCGGCCGGCCCGCCGACTGACCTGCCGGACCTGCCCGAGCCTGATCCGCTGTGGCATCCGATCGCCGCCGACTGGTACCTGTCGCTGCAGGAGTCCGGCCAGGCCGTCTTCTATCAGCCGTCGGACTGGGCGATGGCCCGGTACGCGGCGGAGCTGATGTCCCGGGGCCTGTCCTCGGACCGGCCGCCGAACGGCCAGTACGTCAGCGCCCTCGACAGCGTCATGGCCCGCCTCCTCACCACCGAGGGGGACCGGCGCCGGGCGCGGATCGAGCTCGAGCGCAAGCCGTCCAGTCCGCAGCTTGCTTCGGTGAGGCCGCTGGACGCCTACCGTGACCTCGCGGGTGGCTGACGAAGAAGTCCCCGCCGTCATCGAGCCGTTCACGATCGGGCCGACGTGGAAGCGCGGCCCGGACGGCCGGTTCGTTCTGCCGGAGTACACCCTCGGCTGGCAGTGCCTGGCGTGGACGGCGACGTATCTGCAGCACTACGCCGGTAAGCCGTGGCAGTACACCCCGGAGCAGGCTCGGCTGACGCTGTGGTGGTACGCGATGGACCCGGCGACGAACCGGTTCCTGTGGCGGGACGGCGTGATCCAGCGCTTGAAGGGCTGGGGCAAGGATCCGTTGATCGCGACGTGGTCGGCGTTCGAGTTCGTCGGCCCGTGCCGCTTCTTCGGAGTCGCCGACGACGGTAACCCCTGGGGCGTCCCGGCCGGCCAGCCCCTCGGGGCGCAGCATCCAGCGGCGTGGGTGCAGATCGCCGCGGTATCGCAGGACCAGACGCGGAACACGATGACGCTGTTCCCGTCGATCCTGTCGAAGCGGGCGATCGAGGAGTTCCGCATCGACCTCGGCAAGGAGATCATCTACGCCGACAAGGGTCGGGCCCGCATCGAGGCCGTCACCTCGTCGCCGCGCGCTCTCGAAGGCGGGCGGCCGACAGCCGTCAACCTGGGGGAGACCCACCACTGGGTGGAGTCGAACCAGGGCCACGAGATGGCAGCCGTCATCGAGCGGAACGCCACCAAGTCGGCTGACGGGCAGGCCCGGACGCTGGCGAACACGAACGCCTTCGAGCCCGGCGAGGACTCGGTGGCGGAGCGGACGCGGGAGGCGTTCGAGTCGGCGGCGGCCGGCCGGGCGGCCGACACGGGCTTGTTCTACGACAGCCTGGAGGCTCCGGCCGAGGCGAAGCTGGTCGAGGAGTGGATCGAGCCGACGCTGCGCGCCGTGCGCGGGGATTCGACGTGGCTGGACATCGAGCGGCTGAAGGCGTCGATCCTCGACGTGCGCAACCCCCCCAGCCGTAGCCGCCGGTTCTGGTTCAACCAGATCGTGGCCGCCGAGGATGCTTTCCTGGCCCCCTATGAGTGGGACGCCTGCCATCAGGGCATCGACTTGGCCGACGGCGACGAGCTGGTGCTGTTCTTCGACGGCTCGAAGTCCGACGACGCGACGGGCCTGGTGGGCTGCCGCCTCTCGGACGGGTTCGTGAAGACGCTCGGGGTGTGGCAGAAGCCGGCGAACTGGCCCGAGGGCACGCCGTGGCGGGTGCCGCGCGAGGAAGTCGACGGCGTCGTGGAGCGCGTGTTCGCGCTGTACAAGCCGCTGGCGTTCTTCGCCGACCCGGGCGCCGGCCACGATGACGCGGACGGCGAGCGCTACTGGGACGGCTACATCGACGCGTGGGCCCAGCGCTACGGCAAGCGGCTGAAGCTCAAGGCTGTGAGCTCGGGTCACGGGCAGCACGCGGTGATGTGGGACATGCGTGACCGGCGCCGCCAGCAGACGTTCACGGAGGCCGTGGACCGCTTCTACCGGGACGTACTGGAGCGGCAGCTCACGCACGACGGCCACAAGCTGCTGCGGCAGCACGTGGCGAACGCCCGGCGTCGCACGAACGCCTGGGGCTACACGATCGGCAAGGAGCATCGTGAGTCGGCCCGGAAAGTCGACTTGGCGGTGTGCGCGATCGGGGCGCGGATGCTGCGCCGCATGGTCATGAACTCTCCGGCGTGGGTGAAGCGGTCGACGGTCCGCGGCAAGGGAAGGGTGGTGGTCCTCCGGTGAGCATGACCATTCCCGAGCTGCCTCTGTTGACGTTGTCGGACGACGAGGTGCAGCTGCTGACGGCACTGCGGTCGGATCTGCTGACGCAGCGGTTCAAGCTGGAGCTTCTGGACGCCTACTTCAACGGCGAGCAGATCGTCCGGGATCTCGGCATCAGCATTCCGCCGCAGCTCAAGGGCCTGCACACGGTGATCGGCTGGCCGCGGATCGGCGTGGAGGCGCTGGAGCAGCGTCTGGATCTGGAGGCGTTCCGCTGGGCGGACGGCTCTGACGCCACCGCGCTGACGGAGATCGCCGAGGCCAACGACTGGTTCGACGAGGCCAGCCTGGCACACCTCGACGCCCTGACCTACGGGCGCGAGTACGTCTCGGTGGGCTCCGGCGAGGGCGATGACCCGCCGCTGGTGACGTTCGAGTCGCCGCTGGACATGACCCTGTTCTGGGATGCCCGGCTGCGGATGGCGACGTCGGCGCTGCGGGAGTGCCAGGGCGACCGCCTGGATTACGGGCTGGCGCCGGAGGACCGGCTGGCGACGCTGTATCTGCCGGATCAGACGGTGTTCGCGGTGGAGGTCGACGGCGGCTGGGAGGTCATCGACCGGGACGTTCACAATCTGGGGATGCCGCCGGTGCTGCGGATGGCGAACCGGCAGCGCACGGCGGACCGTGTCGGCCGGTCGGAGATCACGCCCGAGGTCATGAGCATCACGGATGCGGCGTGCCGGCGGCTGATGGGCATCGAGGTGCAGGCGGAGTTCTTCGGCGCGCCGCAGCGCTACATTCTCGGCGCCTCCGAGTCCGCGTTCCAGGACGCGGAGGGCAACGCCAAGTCGGCGTGGGAGACGTACATCGGTCGCGTTCTGGCGCTGGAGCGGGATGAGGATGGCCAGGTGCCGACGGTGGGTGCCTTCGCCGCGCACGACCCGTCCGGGATGACGAAGATCATCGACTTGTACGCGCGGATCATGTCGTCGCAGTTGTCGGTGCCGCCCCACATGCTCGGCTACACCAGCGACAACCCGGCCAGTGCGGACGCGATCCGCTCCGCTGAGGGCGCGCTGGTGAAGAAGGCCGAGCGGCGCGTCCGCCGCTTCTCGGCGACGCACCGGGACGCGATGCGGCTCGCTCTGTGGTTCCGCGACGGTGAGCCGCCGCCGAAGGAGCGGCGCATCGAGTGCGTGTTCCGCAACCCGGCCACGCCGACGATCGCCGCGCAGACCGACGCCGCGGTGAAGATGGTCCAGGCGGGCATCCTGCCGGCCGACGGCGATGTCGTCCTGGAGATGGCGGGGCTGTCGGAGGATCAGCGACGCCGGGTGGCCGCCGAGCGGCGCCGTAGCGCGGCAGCCGCGTCCGGCGGCCAGTTGATGGATCGGTTGGCCGCGCTGGGCGCGACGCAGGCGGTGCCCGCTGTGGCGGAGGTGACCGGTGGCGGCAGCGGTCTCGGATAGCGGCGGCGACGCCGACCGGTATCGCGCGGCGCGCATCGGGCTGACCCGCATCCTGATCCGGGAGGTGCGAGGTCTGCGGCGTCTGATCCTGCCGTCCAGGTTGCGGGAATCGGTCCCGGACTGGATTACGGCGATGGACACGGTCATCGCCCAGTACTCGCGGACGTCGTCAGCGCTGGCGGCGGATTTCTACGACGCCCAGCGGGAGGCGGCCGGCGTTCCGGGCCCGTTTACGGTGCCGGTCGCTGATCCGCCACCGGGTGAGCAGACGGAGGCGTCGCTGCGCTGGGCGACGAAGGATCTATGGCCGCGTGACCCGGAGGATCCGGCGACGACGGCAGCGCAGTTGGAGCCGATCGATGTGCGGCTGGCGCAGGCCGAGAAGAAGGCCGAGCAGGTGGCGCAGAAATTGGTCACGGACACGGGCCGCGGCACCGTCCAGGAGGCGGTGCGGCAGGACCGGCAGGCGACAGCGTGGGCGCGATCCGCGGCTCGCGGCGCGTGCGCGTTCTGCAAACTCTTGGCCTCTCGCGGCGCGGTCTACAAGCGGGAGACGGCAGATTTCCGGGCTCACGACGGCTGTCACTGCGGCGTGATCCCGGTGTTCAAGGGGCAGCGGTTCGAGCTGTCCGACCACGCCCGGGAGTGGGAGCGCATCTATCGCGAGTTCGCGGCGCCTCACCCGGGAGACCAGCTCCGCCGGTTCCGGCTGGCGCTGGCGGAGCACGACAGCAATCCGCTGCCGGGCTCGTACTGACCGACCCCTACGGCCGCCCTGGTGGCGGCCTCTCTCAGCCCCTGGAGGGCGACTTCACCATGCCCGAAAACGAGGAGACCGAGCAGGTCGAGACGGAGCCGCAGGAGCCCACCACCGCCCTGGAGGCGGAGCAGGCGAAGACGGACCCGTGGGCCGATCCGGATGCAGCGCGCAAGGAGATCGAGAAGCTGCGCCGGGAGGCGGCCAAGTACCGCACGAAGGCCGGCGAGCTGGAACCCTTGGCCAGGAAGGCGCAGGAACTCGAGGACGCGCAGAAGTCGGAGCAGGAGCGGCTCACCGAGCAGCTCACCGCCGTTCAGGAGCGCGTGAAGGCAGCCCAAGCGCGCGCCGTGCGCTCGGAGGTGCGGGCTCTGGCGGCCGCCGGGTTCGCCGACCCGGACGACGCGCACGCCTTCCTCGACCTTGACTCCTTCGTCGACGCCGACGGCGAGATCGACGCCGACGGTATCCGCGCCAGCCTTGACGACCTGCTCAAGCGCAAGCCGCACCTCGCGAAGCCTGCCGACAACTCCCCGCGGCGTCCGGCTCCGGACCGCACGCAGGGGTCCTCGGGCAACGGCAACCGAACCCCCAACAGTCGCGGCGAAGTGTTCGCCGGGCTCATGCAGAAGGCCCTTGAGGGCCGCTGAGAGAGGTAGCCCCCGATGGCTCACACGAACCCGATCAAGACTTCCGACCTGAACTCCGTCTTCCTGCCGCCCGAGCTCATTGGGCCGATCTTCGCCAAGTCCACCGAGCAGTCGGCGGTCATGGCGCTGTCGAACCGGGTCCCGTTGTCCATGACCGCCAACACGGCGATCCCGGTGCCGCTCGACGTGCCGACCGCCGACTGGGTCGAGCAGGCCGGACGCAAGCCGCTGGGCACCGGCGGCGTGGACGTCAAGACGATGAGCGGCAAGAAGATCGCCGTCTTGATCCCCGCCGCCATGGAGGTCGTGCGCTCCAATGCCGCCGGTCTCTGGGCGCAGCTGGAGCGCGATCTGCCGACCGCGTTCGCCCGAGCCTTCGACCGGGCCACGATCCACGGCAAGACCATGAAGGGCGCCACCGGCCCCTTCCCGGACTACCTGGCCGCCACGAGCAAGAGCGTCGCCATTGGCGGGACCACGCAGGCCAACGGCGGCATCTGGGGAGACCTGGTCAAGGGTCAGAAGGAGATCATCGACGACGACTGGGACTACACCGGGACCGTCCTCGACTACCGGATGAAGCCCAGCCTGCTCGGCGCCACGGACACCACCGGGCGGCCGATCCTGGTCGACACCACCCAGCCCGGTACCGGAGCAGCCCTCGCCGGCTCGCTCATCGGCGAGCCTGTCGCCTACTCGCGTGCCGTGTCCGGGAAGCTGCGCCGCCAGTCCGGCACCGTCGACACCGGCCTTCGAGGAATTGGCGGTGACTGGTCCCAGACGGCGTATGGCGTCGGAATGGAGATCAACATCCGCGTCAGCAACGAGGCCACGTACATCGACGAGGACGGCGGCGTCCACTCCGCGTTCCAGGAGAACCTGGTGCTCCTCCTGGCGGAGGCGTACTACGGGTTCGTCCTCGGCGACGAGGAGGCGTTCGTCAAGTACCTGGCGGCGGGCGGCAGCTCGTGACGTCGGGCGGGGAGGGCGGTCGGGCGCCGATGCGGGTCGTCGCCCGGCTGCACGGCTACCCGCCCCGCCACAACGCCGGCGCCGAGTGGATGGTCCACAGCATGTTGCGGGCCCTCGTCGAGCGCGGTCACGACGTGTCGGTGTGGCTGTCCCGCTACACCGACGACCGTGCCGAGTACGACCTCGACGGCGTTCAAGTGGTGCCGCTGCAGACCCGGCTGGACGCCGCCACCGCGATCCGCAAGGCGGACGTGGTCGTCTCCCACCTGGAGAACGTCCCGTCGGCCGGCGCGCTGGCCCGCGGATACGGCAAGCCGCTGGCGGTCGTCTGCCACAACACGCACCTCCCGTCGTTCCGGCAGATGGCGGCCGGGGACACGGCACTCGCGGTCTACAACTCGCAGTGGATGGCGAGGGAGGCCGAGCTGTTCTTCGCCGAGTACCCCAGGGGCGTCCGGCCCGGGCGGGAGGTCATCGTCCGGCCGCCGGTCTTCGCCGACGAGTACCGGACGAAGCCCGGCAACAAGGTGACGCTGATCAACCTGAATGCGGAGAAGGGCGGCGAGCTCTTCGGGAAGCTGGCCCGCCGCATGCCCGACGTCGAGTTCCTGGCGGTCGTCGGCGCCTACGGCGAGCAGATCGTCCCGGACCTGCCCAACGTCGAGGTCATCGACCACATGTGCGGCCACGAGATGCGGGACGCGGTGTACAGCCGCACGAAGGTGCTGCTGATGCCGTCCTCCTACGAGTCGTGGGGCCGGGCCGGGGTGGAGGCGCTCGCCTCGGGCATTCCGGTGATCGCGCACCCCACCCCGGGGCTGTGCGAGGCCCTTTCCGAGGCGGGGGTGTTCGTCGACCTGCACGACGTCGACGGCTACGAGACCGTGATCCGCAGGTTGCTGACAGACCGTGCCGAGTACCGGCTGGCCGCGAAGCGGGCGAGGTCGCGGTCTGCCGAGCTGGATCCCGCGCCTGATCTGGCTGCTTGGTGCGACGCGGTGGAGTCTCTGGCCTGAGGAGGCGCAGATGGTGTTCGTGCCCCCGACTGCCGCGGAGCTCGGCCTCTTCCTGGACCTCTCCGAGATCAACGGGGACCGGGCCGACCTTCTGCTGACCCAGGCGGTCGCCCTGTGCGAGACCGTGATCAAGCCGCTGCCGGATCAGGCGACCGCGGTCGTCCTGTCCGTCGCCGGCCGCGGCTACGTCAACCCGCAGCAGGTGTCCTACGAGACGATCGGCCCCATGTCGGTGCAGCGCCCGCAAGGCTCGGGCGGCCTGTATCTGACGAAGGCCGACAAGACGGCCCTGAAATCGCTGGCCGGCCGCGGCGGCGCCTTCACCGTCGACCCGACGCCGGCCACGGCGGACCCGTCGCCGACCTGGCCGGTCGACGAGGGCTACGGGCCGCCGCTGGAGTACGAGCCGGGCTGGGGGTGGGTGTAGGTGCCTGCCCCGTACCCGTTCGGGGAAACGGTGCGGATCCTGCGCACCGGCGCCTCGCCCGGCCGTGACAACCGCGGGCAGCCGCTACCCGGCCCGGACGAGTCCTTCGATCTGAAGGGCTGCGTCGTCACCCCGCGGGCCGAGACACCGCAGGTGGGCGGGGACCAGCAGCAAGCCCGCGACACGGTCATCGTCGGCTGGACCGTGTACGCGCCCGCAGGTGCGCAGCTGCGGACCACCGACCGGGCCCGCATCAGGGGAGTCGACTGCAACATCACGGGCGAGCCCGGCGACTGGGGCCGAAGTCCCTTCACCGGCACGCGCGGCCCGATCCAGTTCGCCGCCGACCGGGTCACGGGCTGAGGCGGACCCGGGCCTCTTCGATCGCAGCGACGATCTTCTTGGCCTCGTCGTTGCGCTTGTGCGAGATGCTCAGGCTGTTGCGGTCCGACCGCGGAGGCCTGCCGCCGAAGAAGCCCCTCGTCTCGCAAGCCGGTAGAGAGCCAGCCACGAGGAGCTGAATGTAGCCGTGGAAGAGCCAGCTGCCCGGCTTGAAGGTGGTGCCCGTGATGTCCCGGACGCTGATCCTGTGGTGCCGGTCTTGCTGCCCGAGCTCCTTCTTCGTGATGGTGACCCAGTCGCCGTCGAAGCTGATCGCGGCCATGACGCCCTTGACGTCCATACGTCCCCCTTAGTGCCGTGAGGAGTTGAGGGTATGGCAGCGCGTTTCAAGATGAAGCGCAAAGGAGTGGGCCAGATGCTCCGGATGCCGTCCATGGAGGCGGAGATGCGGCGCCGCGCCGAGATCATCAGAGGTGTCGCACAGGCCATCTCGCCGGTGGACGACCGCGGACCGCACCCGGGCCACTACAAGGCATCCTGGGAAGTCGACAGCACTTCGCGCGGCGGCCGGCACCGCGACCGGGCCACCGCCACAGTCCGCAACACCGCCTACTACGCACGCTGGGTGGAGTACGGCACCGAGAAGGTCCACGCGCATCACGTCCTGCTGCGCGCCGCCCAGATCGGCGGGACGAACCAGTGACCGCGATCATCGACATCGAGGCAGAGCTCATCCCTCGCGCCCAGCAGCGGTGGCCGGACGCGGTGGTGCGCGACGAACTCGACAACGACCTGCTGAGCGAACTGCCGACGATCCAGTTCGAGCAGCTTCCCGCTGGGGGCGACGACGGCGTCCGGCTCGCCCGCTTCCTCGTCGACATGGACGTGTACGCGGCCAGCCGGGCCGAAGCCTTCACCCTGGCCCGCGAGGTCCATGCCTGGATCACCGGCCAGCTACGGGGGTCGTCGAGCCCAACAGCCGTCATCGGGCGGACGGGATGCCTGACGCTCCCGGCTGTACGCCCCTACGAGAACACTGGCCTCCGCCGAGTCGGTGCCACTTACGAGATCTTCTGTCACCCGGCCTGACCGGGAACCCGGGCCCGCGCCGGACCCTCACCACCCGCCCGTGCGCGGGCTCTTCCATGTCTGGAGTCATCTCATGGTCAACATCACCCGCGCCGCGGACCTGGCGCTTGTCGGAGCGAACGGCGGGGGGTGGGTCGCGCCCGTCGGAACGCCCGCGGTGAACTCGCCGCTCACCCAGCCCCTCGCCCCGTGGGCCCCGCTCGGCGCCATCTCCGACAACGGCCTCACCTACGGCTTCGACGAGAACTCCCAGGAGTTCACCCCGTGGGGCCTCAGCAGCCCGTTCCGCACGCAGATCACCAAGTCGGTGAGGACGTTCAAGCTCACGGTGTGGGAGACGTCCAGGGTCGCGGTGCAGTCCCTGCACTACCGCCTGGATCAGGCCGATCTGGTGCCCGATGGCACGGGTCTCACCAAGTACGCCGAGACCGCTTCGCCCGTTCCCGACCGCCGCGCGTTCTGGTTCCTCGTCATCGACGGCGACGCCTACAAGGGCTTCTACGTCCCGCAGGGCGAGATCAACGACCGCTCCGATGTCTCCTTCAAGCAGGACGAGATGTCCGGCTACGAGTGGACGATCACGACCTATCCCGACGAGGCCGGCAACACCGTCTACCACGTCGACAAGATCCCCGCCACGCCCGCCTACACGGGTTCCTGAGCGGGTGGGCGGGCTGGTTTAGCCAGCCGGCGCGGGCCCGGCCCGCCCACCTCTGCACGTTGCCCGCGCCGTCACAGAAGGAGTCCCGCGCCATGGCCGCAAATCCCCGTCCGGCCGCCCGTAAGGCGGCCGCCCGCCCCCAGTCCCGCCGGCCCGTCGAGGAACCGGAGGTTACAGCCGCCGAAGCACAGGAGATCGAGGCCGAAAACTACGTCACGGCCACCCTGTGCGGCGACGACGTACAGATCATCCCGCCGTCGGCGTGGCGCATCTCGTGGCAGCGCCTGCTCAACGCGGGCAATCTTGACGCCTTCGCCCAGAAGGTCTTCCACCCCGACGACTACGAGCTGTACCTGGAGATGGATCCGACGATCGTCGAGTTCCTGGAGTTCACCCAGGATGCCGCAGAGCAGTCCGGCGAGAGCCTGGGGAAATCGCGTGGACCCGCTCCGTCGTCGAGGCGCACGCGGAGGCGATAGAGGCAGACCTGCTGCGCTACTACCAGGGCGTCGACCTCCTTGACGTGCACCGCGGCGCCATGTCCTGGCGGCGTCTGCGCATCCTCATTCAGCACCTGCCGCCCGAGTCGGCGACGTGGACCGCCCTACGGAACGGAATGTCGGATGAAGAGCTGGCCGAGCAGTCCGAGAAGGGTGAACCCGAGAAGGGGCGCTGGTCGCAAGCCGAGCAGCTCCTCGCCGTGATCGCGGACCGGGTGTCGCGGCTGGAGTACGTGCTGATCAGCGTCAACACCGAACACAAGTCGCAGCGGCCCAAGGCTCCCGAGCCGATCCGCAGACCGGGCGCGAAGCCGGCCGAGGTCCGGCAGCGCATGTCTGACAACCAGGCCAACACCTTGTTCGAGCTGCTCAACAGAGGCGCCACGTAGGGCGCTGGGAGGAGGCTCCCGGTGCCCGCTATCTCCGTAGGCTCGGTCGAGGTCGACGTCATCCCCAACACGCGGGGGATCTACGATCGGCTGAAGAGCGCGCTGGTACCGGCCGCGACGCGCGCTGGCCAGGATGCGGGCAACGCTGCGGGGCGGGCTTTCGGTCCGGCCATGACGTCGTCGATCTCGGACACGATCGGTCAGCGGATCGGCCAGCGGCTAGGACAGCAGATCGCCGCTCGCATCACGGCGTCGATCCGCAGTTCCATTACGAGCGGTATCACGCAGGGTGGGCAGCAGGCTCGGCCGGCGGCCGCCAAGCAGGGCGAGCAGGCCGGCGGGGCCTTCGCCCGCTCGCTGAGGGCGAAGCTCACCGAAGCGTTCCGCAGCATGCCCAAGCTGGACGTCAAGCTCGGCGACACGGGCGTGGACGCCGACCTGGCCCGACTGCGGGCCAAGCTGGAATCTCTGGCCGACAAAACGGTCGGCATCGACATCGATGCGGCGACGGCGCGTGCTCAGGCTGCAGACATTGAGGAGCGGTTGCGCCGTATCGGCGCCGCGCACCCCAATGTCGCGGTGCGGGCGGACACGGCCCGGGCGATCGCCCAGTTGCAGGCGCTTCAGGTTCAGATCGACGAGGTCTCAGCAGATCCGCTGCGGATCCGCATGGAGACGGACGGGCAGCTCGGGACTCGGCTGCGCGCCGCGGTGGCGCAGGCCGAGGCGTCCTTGCCGAACATCAACATCGGTGCGGACACGACACCCGCAGAGGTGGAGATCGCTCGTCTTCGGGCGCAGCTGACGTCGCTGCGCGACGCCCGCATCGGTGTCGATCTTGACGCTGGCGCGGCCCTGGCCCGGATCACCGAGATTCAGGCCCGGCTGGCACGTCTGTCGTCGCAGGACGCAAACGTGGCCGTGCGGGTCGACGCAGGTGCAGCATCTGCGCAGCTTGTCGCGTTCCAGGCCGCGGTGAACCGGCTGGACGGACAGCACATCGACGTGGACACCTCGTCGTCGACATCCGGCTTTCGAGCACTCACCACGGCCGCGATCCTGTTCGGTCCGGCGATCCTGCCGGTCCTGCCTGTGGTGGCGGCCGGCCTGGGTGCCATCGCCGCCGCAGGTGTGGCCGCAGCCGCCGGCTTGGGCGGCATCGCCCTGGTAGCGATTCCGGCGTTCAAGGGCATTGCGTCGACGCTACAGGCCCAGAAGGCCGCCCAGGACGCGGCGACGAACGCCACTTACAAGGGCGGCCAGACAGCGGCGCAGGGAGCCTCAAAGGCACTGCAGCTGGCGGGTGCGCAGCAGTCGTTGGCGACGGCCGAGCGTAACGGCGCCCGGCAGATTGCTCAGGCACAGCAGCAGGTGGCGCAGGCGAAGCGGTCGGCCGCGGAGGCAGTGGTGCAGGCCGCGCAGCGTAATGCGCAGGCCGCGCGGCAGGTGCAGGATGCGGAGCGGTCTCTCGGTGACGCCCAGGTGGCGGCGAAGAAGGCCCAGCTGGACTTGACGGCGGCCCGCAAGCAGGCCGTCCAGGAGTTGCAGGACCTCAACAACCAGTTGACGGATTCGGTGCTGTCGCAGCGGGATGCCGAGATCCAGCTGAAGGAGGCTACGGCCCAGCGCGATGCGGTTCTGAAGAACGCGAATGCTACGGCCCTCGACAAGCAGAAGGCGATCCTGGCCTACGACCAGGCGGTACAGCGGCTCAAGGAGCAGCGCCTGGAGACGCAGCGCCTCCAGGCGGACACCGCGAAGGCGAACAAGGCGGGTGTTGAGGGTTCAGCGACGGTTGTGACTGCGCAGGATCGTGTAGCGCAGTCTCAGCGGGCGGTCGCCGACCAGGCGCAGGCCGTGCGGGACGCGCAGGCTGAGGCGGCCCGCACGCAGGTGGAGACTGCCCAGCAAGTCGCCGACGCGCAGCAGAAGGTCAGCGACGCGACCGCGAATGTGGCGGTGGCGCAGCAGAACGCCGCGGACGCGGTGGCGTCGGCGCAGCGACAGATCCAGGCGGCGTCCCAGTCGGCGGCCGGTGGGGTGGATCAGGCGGCGATCGCGCAGGCCAAGTATCAGGCGGAGTTGGCGAAGCTGTCTCCGTCCGCGCGGGCGACGATGACCGCGTACCTCGGATTGCGGGATGCGTTTTCGGCGTGGTCGAGGTCCCTGCAGCCTGCCGTGATGCCGATCTTCACGCGGGCCCTGAACGGATTGAAGGCCAGCCTGCCCGGGCTGACGCCGTTCGTTCTCGCGGCCGCGAAAGCGATCGGCGACTTGCAGGACCGGGCCTCGCGCGGCTTCAAGTCTCCGTGGTGGCACGCCTTCAAGGCCGACCTGGCCAGCGCGGTGGGCCCGGCGGTCAAGGGGCTCGGAATCGGCTTCGCGAACGTGTTCAAGGGCATGGCCGGCGTGGTCGACGCCTTCCTGCCCCACATGGATTCGATCTCGTCCCGCATGCAGACGATCACGGGCCGGTTCGCCAAGTGGGGCACGTCCTTGAAGGGCAGCCCGGAGTTCGAACGGTTCCTCGGGTACGCCTCCGAGAAAGGTCCGCTGCTTAGTGACGCCCTGAGGAAGATCGCGAGCGCGTTCCTGAACGTCGGGCAAGCGCTCTCGCCGATCCAGGGGCCTCTACTGAAGCTCCTCGGCGGTGCGGCGCAGTTCATCGGCATCATCGCCGATAAGGCGCCGTGGATGATCGAGGGAATCTACGGAATCATCGTCGCGACGAAACTGTGGACGCTTGCCCAATGGGCCTGGAACGCCGCCCAAGAAGCAAACCCGCTCACTCTAATCGTCCTCGGGATCATCTCTCTGGTCTCGATCCTGGTGTACGCCTACAACAAGTTCGGTTGGTTCCGGGCCGGCGTGGACGCCGTGTGGGCGTGGATGAAGAGCGCGGCCGCGGGGCTCGTCGACTGGTTCAAGGGCCCGTTCCTCGGGTTCTTCACCAAGACGATTCCGGCCGGTTTCCAGGTCGTCCTGGATTGGGTGAAGCGCTACTGGCCGTACCTGGTGGGCGCCTTGGGCGGCCCCATGGGTCTGGCCGTCGTCTACATCATCCGCCATTGGGATGACATCAAGGCGGGTTTCGCATCCGCCTGGGACTGGATCAAACGCTGGGTCCTCTCCCCGATCGGGACGTTCTTCACGAAGACGATCCCAGGCTGGGCGACCACGCTTGCAGACAAGACGGTTGCAGCCTTCAACTCGGCGAAGTCCGGCATCAAGACCGCCTGGGACGGCCTGAAGGCCATCGCACGGGCACCCATCCAGTACGTCGTGGACGTCGTGTACAACAACGGCGTTCGTGGCGTATGGAACGCCGTGGCCGGCGCGTTCGGTGCCTCTAAGCTGCCCGTGTTCAGATTCGCATCCGGCGGCATCATGCCCGGCTACACCCCGGGGCGGGACACGCACCGCTTCGTCTCCCCGACGGGCGGCGCGCTGGAACTCAGCGGCGGCGAGTCCATCATGCGGCCGGAGTTCACCCGCGCAGTCGGCGCGGGCTTCGTGAACACGATGAATGCGATCGCGCGCAACCGCGGCGCACAGGGCATCAAGGCGGCCCTGGCCCCCGCATTCGGCGGCAACCCGCCCATGTCCACGGACACGTCGCTGCGGTACGCGGGCGGCGGCGTCGTGCAGTCGTTCGCCGACGGCGGCATCTTCGGATGGATCAAGTCGGCCGGCGCCGCGGTAGCGGGAGCCGGATCGGCCGCCTGGAACAAGGTCAAGGAGGGCGCCTCCTGGCTGAAGGACACGCTCGAGGCGTCCGCCCGGGCAGGCGTCACGCGGGTCGTAGACCCACTGCTCGCCAGCTTCCCGGGCATGGATACCGGCTTCGGGCAGCTCATCCGCCATATCCCCGACAAGATCGTCGACGCTCTGTTCGGGTACACGAAGGAGGCCGACAAGAAGGGCGGCGGCGGACTCGGCGGTCCCCGCATCCAGGCGGGCCTGAAATGGGCCCGCACCCAGGCCGGCCTGCCCTACCAGTGGGCCGGGAACGGCGACCCCAGCTGGGACTGCTCCGGCTTCATGTCGGCGATCGAGTCCGTCATCCGAGGCCAGAAACCTCACCGCCGCTGGGCGACCATGGCGTTCTCCGGTGAGACGGCCCCGCCCGGGTGGGTCTATCACGGCAACAGCCCGTTCCGCATCGGTATCACGAACGCTGGCGTCGGCCACACCGCAGGCACCATCGGCGGCGTCAACGTCGAGAGCCGCGGAGGCGACGGTGTCGTCGTCGGGTCAAGGGCGCGCGGCTACAACAACTCGCTGTTCGGCTCCTGGTACGGCTTCAAGCCGGGCAGCTACGACAGCGGGGGCTACCTGCAGCCCGGGATGAACCTCGCGTTCAATGGCACCGGGCGGCCGGAGCCGGTCTTCACCCGCCAGCAGGCGAGCGCGCTGGGTTCCCTGGCGCTGGGCGCACCGTCCGGGCCTGCGAAATTCGAAGGTGCTCTCTACCTCGAAGGCGGCGAATTCCTCGGCAAGGTCCGGGGCGAAGCGACAGCCGTGGTGCGCCAGGAACATCAGCGGCTGATCTCCGTCATCGACGCGAGCTGAGGAGGTCCCCTTGTCGATCCCCGGGAACCTCCTCAGCTCGTCGACGGAGAGCATGGATCCGTCCATCTCCGGGTGGACGGCCAAGCTGAACTGCACGCTCAGCAAGGGCACGGGCGGCCGCAACGGGGACGGCGTCCTGACGGTCAAGTCCGCCGCCTCGGGCGAGATGCAGGCGCGCACCGTCTCCTCGTATCCGGTGGTCGCGGGCACGCTGTACGAGGCGTTCGCCGACGCCAGCGGGGCGACGGTGCCGGAGCGGATCGGTATCCGCTGGCTGACCGCGGCGGGCGCCGAGGTGTCCATCACGTGGGCGTTGACGACGCTGACGGCGTCGGCGACGTGGCATCGGATCAGCGTGGCGGGGACGGCGCCGGTGGGGGCGACGCGGGCGCAGGTGCTGCTGTCGTCGACGCCGGCCGCGAGCAACGTCTCCAGCTTCTACGAGAACGTCTACCTGGGCCTGCCGATCCGCAGCTCGGGCAACCTGTTCACCTACAACGCCGAGTCGTCCGAGGTGGACGCCTCGGCCTGGGTGGCGGAGCTGAACTGCACGCTGGCCCGCCAGGTCCCGATGATCACCTGGGCCTATGACTGGTACTGGGCCGGCGGCCACACGATGGCGATGACCGCCACCGCGGGCGGCAACGCGGCGATGCGCATGGTCGAGCGGCCCACGGTGACGCCCGGCGCCGAGTACCTGGGCTACATCTACCTCAACCCGCCAACGTCGGGCAGCACGGTCTGGGTCGAGCTGCGGTTCTACGACTCGGGCGGCACCCAGGTCCAGGCGACCCGCTCGACGCTGGCCCCGCCCGGGACGGGCTTCTACCGGCAGTACGTGTCGGATGTCGCGCCCGCGGGTGCGGCGTCGTGCTCGCTGGCGGTGGGCCTGGACTCGGCGACGGCCGGTCAGATTCTGCGGGTCGACACCGCGGTGGTCCGCGCGGTGGTCCCGGTCGTGGCGGGCACCGTCATCCCTTACGCCAACGGGTCGTTCGAGCAGTCCGCGGGCGGCTGGACGGTGACGTCCGGGGTGGCGACGGCGGCCCGGTCCACGCCGTGGGGGGCGGCCGCCGTTCTCGGCAACTACAGCCTGGCGGTCGCATCGGCGACGGCGACGTCGTCGACGTGGCGGTCCGGGCAGTTCACGGTGCCGTCCCCGGTGGGCCTGAACTTCCGGGCGCAGATCGTCTGCAAGCTCAACGCCGGCAGCTGGACCACGATCACGGTGAAGGTCCGCTGGTACACGGCCGCCGGCGCGGACCTCGGCGCGTCGACGGGCACCGCCTACTCGCTGCCCGCGGGCGGCTGGTACCTGATGACCACCGACTCGGTCGCCCCGGCCACGGCGGCGAAAGCCGCGGTCGAGGTGGTGGGCGTCGCCGCGGCGGTGTCGTCGTCGCTATGGATGGACGCCGTCGCACTGTGGCAAGTGCTGCCGCTGACCGCGGTCACCGACCACGACGACGGCGCCTACGTCACCCTCACGCTGCGCGAGCTGACGGTCGACTACCTGATCACCGTGTACCGGGTGACGGCCGACGGCACGCGTACACCGGTGCGCGGCCCGACCGGCCTGTACGACCAGGACCCGATCACCTCCGACCTGCTGGTCATCGAGGACCATGAGGCGCCGCTCGACGTCCCCGTCTACTACTACGTCGAGGTGTACTCGCCTGCCGGCGTCCTCACCTACACCCGTTCGTCGGCGACGATCACCCTCGACGTCGACGACGCCAACTTCGCCTGGCTGAAAGACCCGGGCAACCCGCAACGGAACATGCAGGTCCTCGTGAAGGCGGCACCGGACTGGGCGGATCCGATCGAGCAGGCCGTCCATCGGGTGCGCGGCCGGCAGAACGCGGTCGTCCTCTCCGACGTCCGCGGCGGGCAGGAGGGCAGCCTCGTCGTCTGGACCCGCTCCGACGAGGAGCGCAAGGCCCTGCGCTGGCTACTCAGCTCCGGCAACACATTGCTGTGGCAGGCGGCGCCGGGGATGGGCGAGGATGACGTGTACGTCAACGTCGCGGCGGTCGCGCGGCCGCGCGTGAGCGCGGTGGCGACCGAGGAGTGGCGTGAGTGGACGCTGCCCCTGACGGAGGCCGATATGCCGGTCACCGTCGGCGTCAACGGATCCGCAGACCGCACCTGGCAGGACGTGCTGTCCGGCTTCGCCACCTGGGGGGACGTGCTGACCGCGTATGCGACGTGGGAAGACGTCCTCCTCGACAAGCGGAAGTAGGGGGTGACGTGTACCCCACCACCGCCCGATTCCTGCCGCGCCTCGCCGAGTCGCACCAGGTAGCCACCGAGGTGCGGCTGTTCACGACCGACGGCCGCGTGCTGCCGCTGGAGCACACGGGCGGCAGCGTGACGGTGGACCGCTCGCAGGCCATCCGCCGCACCTGCACGGTCACAGTGGCCGACCCCACCCTGATCCCGCGTGCCGCCGCCGACCAGCTGGCGGTCTACGGGGCCCGGCTGCGCATCAGCCGCGGCGTCTACTACGGCGACGGCAGCAGCGAGCTGGTGCCGCTCGGCGTGTTCCGGCTCGACGACGTGGCGGGCGACGTCAACGACGGGCCCGTCACCCTGTCCGGCAAAGACCTCGGCGTCGTCGTGCAGGACGACAAACTCACCGCCCCCTACACGGCGTCGGGCACGGTGGTCAGCGCGGTCACCGCGTTGGTCCAGCGGTCCATCAGCGACGCCGAGATCGTCTCCACGATCAGCGACATGGCGATCGGCCGCCGCGTCTACGACGTCGAGGCAGATCCGTGGGCGGCCTGCCAGGAGATCGCCGCCGCGGCCGGCGCGGTCGTCTACTGCAGCCCCGATGGGGTGTTCACCATCGCCACCCTGCCCGACCTTTCCGCAGCGACCCCGGTGTGGGATGTGGCGGCGGGGGAGGGCGGCGTCTACGTCCGGGCGTCGCGCGGCATGTCCAGCAGCGGCGTCTACAACGGTGTCTTGGCGCGCGGCGAGAACACCGCCGACAACGTGGCCCCGGTCTCCGCGCTGGTCGTCGACACCGACCCCAGCTCACCCACCTACTGGTCGGGCCCCTACGGGCACCGGCCCACGTTCTACTCGTCGCCGACGCTCATCACGACGGCGGCCTGCACGAACGCCGCCACCCTGAAGCTCGCTGCGGCCCGGGCGCCGAACGCCAGCGGGGACTTCTCCAGCCTGCCCAACCCGGCGCTCGAAGTCGGCGACGTCGTCCGGCTGATCCACCCGGACGGCAGCCGGGAGCTGCATCAGGTCGCCGGGTTCTCTGTACCGCTCAGCACGGACGGCGACTTCCCCGTCACGACGATCTCCGCGAAGGAGGACGCGTGACGGAATCCCAGTTCGGCGTCCACCGCGACCTGTCGGCGGCACTGCGGCGCCAGGCCCGGCGAACGGGGGAGCGGACTCCGTCAGTGCGGGGTTCGGACTGGCGCCTCGCCACCGTCGCCACCGTCAACAGCGACGGCACGATCGTCACCTCGGACGGCGTCATCGCCCGTCGCCTGCAGTCCTATCAGGCTCCCGCAGTGAACGACGTCATCAAGATCTCGCAGTCGAGCAGCGGGAACTGGCTCGCCGAGGGACGGACTGCGGCGACCGGCGTCGGCCCGGTCATGCAGAACGGCGCGGCCGCCATCTCCTTCACCAGCCTCGACACCTACAGCGGGACGACGGTCACGTTCCCGGTCGCCTTCACCGCCGTGCCGCGCGTCTTCGTGAACATCGACTCCGGCGGCGCGAGCACGGCGCGCTGGCAGGCCCGCGCCATCAACGTCACCACCACCGGCTTCGTGCCGTTCGTCTTCTCCTCGACCGCGGGCGCGACCGCGACCTGGTCGGCCGTCAACGTCAACTGGTTCGCGATCCACCCCTCAGCCTAGGAGGCCCTGTGGCCACGACTGACGACTACGGGCAGGGCGTGTCGATCGCAGCCCTCACCGACGCGCCGGACGCAAGCGCGCTGGCCCGCAACATCGCCAACGCGATCGTCTCCCGCAGCGTCATGCGGTTCGCGTCCGCCTCCGCCCGCACCGCGGCCCTGTCCGGCGCATCGGCGCCCGTCGAGGGCATGGTGACCTGGCTGCAGGACGTCGACCGGCTGTACCGCTACAACGGGTCGACGTGGGACCCGGTCGCCCCTCAGGCCCAGTCCGGCACGTTCAACGTCTCGTTCAGCGGCCTGGACACCTACACCGGGTCGGCGGTCACCTTCCCGACCGCGTTCTCGGCGACGCCCCGGGTCGTCCTGAACATCAACTCGGTGGCCGGCGGCACCGCCCGGTGGACGGCCCGCGCCACCTCGGTGACGACGAGCCAGTTCGTGCCGTTCTTCCAGTCCAGCGCGTCCGGCGCAACCGCCGTCTGGTCCACCGTGCAGATCGACTGGATCGCCCTCGCGCCGTAGTCCAGACGCCTCCCTGCCCACGCCCCTGACCGGGGCTTTTTTCATGCCCTGAGGAGATCTGTGACCGACCCCGTACCCGCCCCGACCGGCCGCCGCCTGTACGTGTACAGCCCCCACCAGGACGACGAGACGCTGTGGTCCGGGCAGATCATCGCCCACCACGCCCTCGTCGGCCGCGAGGTGCACATCGTCCTCGGCACCGACGGATCCACGTCGGCGATGCGCGACGCCCTCAACGGGCTCGACGCGAACGGCTGGTGGGGCGGCTACCACTACCCGACCAGGGAGGGCATACCCGCGCCGCTGTCGCCGGCCGACTTCGCCGCGGCCCGGGACCGGGAACTCGTGCAGGCCGCCCGCCAGCTCGGCGTCACACCCGACCGCGTCCACCTCCGCACCGACACCCGCACCCCGAACATCACCGTCGACCAGGCGAAGACCCTGATCCTGGAGAACGAGGCCCTGACGCCAGGCGCCGGCCACTACACCACCTGGTGGGGCGACACGGACCCCAACCATTCCGCGCTGGGCACCGCGCTGCGGCAGCTCGCCCTCGCCGGCCAGGTCACCGACGCCCGCTGGGTCGTGCGCCGAACGCAGACCGGCACCGCCCCGGGCGCGACCGAGTACGTCGTCCCGACCGCCTACGCCACACAGGCTCGCTTCATGGCGAAGAACGCCACCCGCTGCTACTCGTCATGGGCCCCGCCCGAGGCCTACGCAATCGGCTACCACTCCGTCCACACCGACATGGACTGGGCGGCCTCCGGCGCCAACAACTGGATCGTCAAGACCCCCTAGGAGGCCCCCGTGCCTGAGCTGTGGATGCCGGGCGCGACCCGGATGGACATCGGCGACCACCAGCCGACCGACGGGGGTCCCGCCAAGGCGATCGGACACATCACCTGGGATCGCAACGCCAGCGCCGCGAAGCCAGCCGCGCTCGTCTCCTACGAGACGTTGGCCAGCTACTTCGGGAAGAACTCGGCCGGTCAGGCAGTCGCCCCGCACCTGCTGTGGAACCCGTTCACCGGCCGGGTCACCCAGTTCGTCCCGGCGAACTGCCGCAGTAAGTCGCTGGTCGACAGCCCCGGCGGGACCCGCACCAATCGCGCGGGCAGCGTGGTGCTCCAGGTCGAAGCGCTCTTCTTCCCTTACTGCACGGTCGACGGGACGGTCTACCCCCGGCTCGTCGACACCCCGTGCAAGGGCTGGCCTGAGCTGAACGCGTGGGTGCGCTCATGGGGCGTCCCCGACACGTGGCCGATGGGCCGGCCGGTCGACTTCACCTCGCACCGCAGCGAGACCGTCTGGGAGAAGCAGGCCGGCTGGTACGCCCATGCCCACGTTCCCGAGAACGACCACCAGGACCCCGGCTCGTGGCCGGCCTTCACCACGCAGCAGCAGGAGGACGACATGACCCCCGAGCAGGCCACCCAGCTCAAGACGGTGTACGACCGCCTGGCCGTCGCGCCGTGGACGTACAAGGGCGCCCAGACCGACCGGGACGCCTATAACTACTTGGTCAACACCGACAAGAACGCGAAGGCCGCCGTCGACAGCGTGGCCAGCCTCGCCACGAAGGTGGCCGCCCTCGAGGCCGCCAGCCTCAGCGACGCCCAGCTGGCTGCACTCGCCGACAAGGTCGCCGCCGCCCCTGCTCTCGCCGAGGCCATCGCCGAGAAGGTCGCCGCCAAGCTCGCCGCCCGGCTCGCCGAGTAGTTCCGCCCCCGTCCCCGTTCACAGAGAAGAGACCACCGTGAAGTTCTTCGGCAGAGAGCCGGTCTACATCCTCGGCTTCATCGCAGCCTTCCTCCAGGCGCTCTCCGCGTTCGGCGTCGACATCTCCGACGGCACCCAGACCGCCATCAACGCCATCTCCGCCACCGCCGTCGGCATCGTCACCGCCATCGTCCTCAAGAACGGCGCGCTCGCCGCCGCCATCGTCCAGTTCGCCCAGGCCGTCATGGCGCTCTGCGTCGGCCTCGGCCTCGACTGGTCCGCCGCCGACCAGTCCAAGATCATGGCCGCGATCGGCGCCTTCGTCACCCTGTGGCTGCGCCAGCAGGTCACCGCCCCCGTTGCGGAGGTCGCACTCGAGCGGTCCAGTCCGGTCAAGACCGGGCCCGTGGGGGTCTGAGTGCCCTGCCGGGCGGCCCGCCGGCTACGTGCGATGCTGGGCCGCCGCGGCGTCTTCCTGCTCATCCTCGGCGTCGGCAAGACCTGCTGGGGTGTCGGCTTCGTCGCCGTCCCGCAACCCGACCCTCCCGGGCTGGAGCTCCTCACCGACTACGCCCCACTGCACTGCTGGGGCTGGCTATGGATCCTGGCCGGCCTCGCCACCACCTGTTCGGCATTCCTGCGAGTCGGCCGCGACGGCTTCGGCTTCGCAGTCGCCCTCGTTCCCCCCACCGTCTGGGCGACGGCCTACGTAGCAGCCGCCATCTCGGGCACCTTCCCCCGCGGCGCGTTCGCCGCGGTCTTCTACCTCACCTCGCACGTCGGGGTCATCATGTGGGCGGCGACGGTGCCCGAGCATTCGGTCCCCCACGTGCCGCGGCCTGCCCGGAAAGGCAAGGCGCGATGAGCTGGTGGGCGGGGATCGTCGCCGTACTCGGAACGGTGGGCGCCGTCGTGGCCGGGTTGTTCGCGGCCCGGGCGACGACGCGGGCGGCCGCGGCGACTGCGGAGGCGACGAGGGCGGCGGCGCTGGCCCAGGCGGAGCCCAACCAGCGGGCCGAGGACCGGGCCGCATTCGACGCCATCAAGAAGGAACTCCGCGACGACCTCACGGCGACGAAGCAGGAGATCGTGCGCGTCCGCGGCGTCCTCTACTCGCTGTCGCGGTGGGCGCTCACGCTGCGGGACCAGGTTCTCGAGCTCGGCGGCACCCCACGGCAGACGCCGGACGACGTGGAGGACTACTACCGAACTGGAGTGTGATCCATGCCTGTACGTGATCCGCGGCCGTTGGAGCCGCGCGCCCGGGACGGGGCGGCCGACCTCGCCACCCTCGTCGCCATGGGCGTCGAGGAGCCACCGCCGATCCCGGCCCCGGCCACGAACCCGTTCCTCGCGCCCGACTGGCCGCCCGCCGAGGAAGACTGACAACGCCCCTGCACCTCTGCCAACCGGCAGGGGAGCGGGGGCGCTTCGCTGTGCTGTCACTTCTCCAGGAGCCGCGTGAGCATCCACGCTCCGCCCGGCGCGATGACGAGGAATGCCGCGGCGGCGATGGCGAAGCGCACGCCGTCCATCTCGCCGGGCAGGACGATGGCGGCGAACACGCCGAGGCCGACGATGACTGGGACGAAGAGGCTGACGTTTGCGCGAGTCGAGCTGTCCATGAGGCTTCTCCCTTTGGTCCGTTACTTGCCGAGCCACTTGCGGACGGTCATGCGGTCGACTCCGGCCAGCCGGGCGAACCCGGCCTCGGTGGCGTCACCTCGGCCGATGAGCACGATGGCGGACTGGCGAAGCCCGGCGAGGGCGTTGGCCTCGGCGACGATGGCTTCGATTCGCCGCTCGGCGAGTTCGGCCACGACGACATTCGGCTCCTCGCGCATGAGCCGGTAGGCGGTGACGAGTTCCTCGCGCATCTCGTCGGGGTCTGCGTCGCAGCGCTCTTCGATGTCGTCGGCCTTGGCGAGGAGTTCGGCGATCTGGTCCTCGTCGAGCCCGTGGTCGTCTCCGAGGAAGGCGTCGAGTTCGTAGCGCTGCATGATGGTCCCCTCCTGGAGCGCCCTCCGCTCCATCTGTAGACCACTCTACAGATGCACTGTAGAGCTGTCTACAGATGGAGCGTTCATCAATCGGTCGATAGATGAAACAGCCCACCGCGAGACGTAGTTCAGACGTAGATGCCGCCAAGCCTTTCATCAAAGGGTTCATCAACCGCTAGCGTTCAACTAGCCACCCACACCCCTTAGATGAAGCGAGGCTGTATGCCGCTGGTCGGGCTCGTCCGCGTATCCACCGACAAACAGAACGTCGACCGCCAGCACGACGCGCTCGGCCCGATCTGCGTCAAGGTCTTCGAAGAGAAAGTCTCCGGCAAACTCGCCGTCGCCGAGCGCCCCGGCCTGAGCGCCGCCCTCGACTACCTGCGCGAGGGAGACATGCTGTGCGTGCAGGAAGTCGACCGCCTCGGCCGCGACACCCTCACCGGCCTGATGACCCTCGCTGAACTCTTCGAGCGCAACATCGCGGTCAAGGTGCTCGAGGGCGTCGGAGCCGGCGAACACAAGGAGATGAACCTCCTCCTCGAGCTGGCCTTGGTGCTGGCCTCGGAGCGGCGCCGCGACATCGTCAAGAAGACCAAGAACGGCCTCGAATCTGCCCGGGCCCGAGGGCGAGTGGGTGGACGCCGCCCTGTCATGACCGAACCCCTGATCGTCCAGGCCGTCGCCCTGCGCACCAAGGGATACAGCCTCAAGCAGATCCAGCCGCACCTTCGGATCGCCGAGGGCAAGAACAAGGGCAAGAACCCCAGCGTCGGCGCCATCTCCCAGGCGCTCCAGGCTCACGACGCGCAAGTGCTCCAGCAAGACGGAGCCTGAGCACATGAACGCCCCCGCAGCTGGCTGCGGGGGCGTTGTGCTGTGCAGGGTCTAGCCCCAGTACGTGTCGCTCATCGCGCCTCCCCAGGTTCAGGTGCGGCCACCGAGCGCCCCGGAGGGCTCCACCCGGAGGTGGTTGCGAACTGCGGTGGCCGCCCGAACACGGTAGACGGAAGCGGCCCGCCCTGTCAGGAGTTCGCGACGGTCGGCGACTACTTCCGGCCGCGATCTATCCCGCTGGCCGGATTGTGGTGCATGGTGGTGCGACGGGATCCCGCTCCACCCCCGGGTGGGAGTCCTCCTGGCTGGGCCCTGCCGTGCTGCGATCGGCAGGGCCCGCCGCGCCTCCCGGCTCCCCACGGGAGGCATGCGGCTGCCTGAACGTGGGAAGCCCGCCCCTTGTTCCAGAGGCGGGTTGTCACGAGTGCGGCTCAGCTGGCGGCCTGGTGCTCGTGGAGTTCATGGACGCTGGCGGTGAGGGTGCCGTCCTGCTGCTCGTAGTGAGAGAGGGCGAGGCCGAGGCCGAAGAAGGTGGGCGCCCATTCGCCGACGAAGATGCCCCATCGGTCGGCGCGGGCGAGGTCTGCGTGGGCCCCGGGCTCTGCTTTGAGGCTGGTGGCCCAGGTGAAGACGGACAGGCCGATGGACGCCAGGCCGGCCGTGTAGGCGTGCTCGCTGCGGATGCCCATGTCGTGCATTCTCTTGATGATCACGGCGTGCTCCGTTCTGTGGGGGATGTACAGCGAGTACCCCCACCCGGATAGTCTTAATAGTGCCGATTTGTCTCCGTGGTTCGCTACCCGTCCAGATAGCCGAGTTCACTGTCGGGCCGGCAGTGCGTACAGGCCGGGATACCTTCGGCGAGCCACCGCAGCGCGTCCGTGCGGCTGATCCCGCGCGACCGCTTGCCCGCCATGTGGCAGTGGCCCTCGTGGACATACACGGGCGGCACCTCCCGGTTGAGTCCGAGTTCCAGAAGCCAGTCGGGTACGGGCGGCCGGGCTTGCTCGCCGCGCTGACGTTCCGCCGCCTTCCGTTCCTCGTCGGCGATCCACCGGCGGGTGCGGTCGAGGTCGGCCTGCTGGACGCGTTCGAGGAAGCGGAGCAGGTCGAGACGAGACGGCGGAAGGTCGTGCATGTGTTCGATTCTAGGATGGTGGGGTGAACGAGCAAGCCAGCGGTCCCCGCTACCACCTCACCTTGACCTCCGGCGGCCGGCCGATGATGCACGGCTGGTGGGAGAGCGAGGTCGTCGCCCGCGCGCAGGTCTCCGTCTGGATCGGATCGTGGGGCGAGCTCCCCGGCGCGCGCGTCACCCTCGACGACGAGGAGACCGGCGAGACGTTGACGACCTGGCCGTAGGGCGGCGAGCGTCTGCCATCCTGGCGCGATGAACGACGATACCCCTGAGCCGGACGACGACTTCGACGACGTGCTCGGCGACCTGGACGACGCCCCGCCCGTCGACGAGTACCGCCTGTCGACGCGCCCCGGCGTTGTCAGCGGCGAGCAGTAGCCTGAGCTCATTCTGTTCGCGTCTGTAGGCGCGTGCAGCCACTCAGAACCGCCCCGTCCGGAACAGCGCCCGGCGGGGCGGACGGCTGTTACGCCGCCGTCGTCACATCCCCCTGCTCGACCTGGCGCAGCTCGGCCAGCAGCCGCCGGTACTCCTCCCGCTGCTCGTCCGTCAGCCGCGCAGCCGGATGCGACCACAGCGCGCAGATCGCCGCGTTCAGCTCCGCAGCAGACCGCACCGGACCCGGCGACGGGGGAGTGGGGGACATGCCGATCAGTCTAGATCCGGGGTCTGACACCGGGCTATGAACTCGGCGGCCGGGCCGGCTGCTTCACGAAGCTCCCCAGCCCCGGCTCCGTGTAGATGAGCCCCTCCTCGCGAAGCCCGCGGTGGACCTTCTGTGCGGTCGCCTGCGCGATCCCGAACTCGGTGGCCAACTGGATGACCGAGGGCACACGTGTGCGGGGCGGGTACGTGCCGTCGGCGATCCGATCCCGGATCACCTCTGCCACCTGCTTCCACCTGGGCACATCAGCCTCGAATTCGATCACCGGGTCAACGTGACACGCCAGGGCGTACCACGCGAGCGGTCGCATACGTGGCACGCCATAGCATGCTATGTCTAAGCTGCTGTAACGCAGCCCCGCGACCACGCACGGCCGGGGAGGCCGGCCGGCGAGCGGAGCGTCGCATGACTCAGCCTACGGACCAGACAGCACCAGCACACCAGCGCTACGCGGCGCTCATCGACGAGGCCGAGGCCGCCGCGGGCATGCTGCCCACCATCGACGCCTGCCGGCGCCTCGAGGACGAGCTGCGCGCCGCCATCACCGACCTCGCCGACCGCGTCCGCCGCGAGCAGGGCCGCCTGGCGCGCGACACCATCGACTGGAACGTCCGCGAGCAGGCCCTCCTCGGCGCGCAGGCGGCCCTCTGCGGCGGGCCCGGGCTCGGACTGCGCTCCGCAGCCCTGCACGTCGCCACCCTCGGCGCCGCGGCCCGCTCGCTCGCCGACTGCATAGCTGGGTGACCGGCCCCCGGGCCGCACACGGTAGAGAGCGGTTACCGGCAGGAACGTTTGGCCAAGGCTCGACCTGCGGTTACGTAAACGTTCCCACTGCATACATCCGGTCAGATATATGCGGCGATGACCTTGCGGTGATCGGCGTGGGCGTGTTGTCTGTTGACAACTTTTTCAATGGAGGAGGTCGGTGACGTGCACTCTCAGCGCGCTGGCGAGCAACAGCAGGTCGGCATACCGGGGGTCCGTGACCGCGTTCTCGTACCTCTGGATCGTCCGCCGCTCGACGCCCATCCGGTCGGCTAACTGATCCTGGGACATGTCGGCGGCGCGCCTGAGGTCTCCGATGCGGCGGCCGAGGGCGATCTGTCTACTGCGTACCCAGTCGGGGCGCGGGTGTCGGCGGGCTGGCAC